CGCTCTTGACGAGCAGGTCGTTCTCTGCTCGGCCGGCGTTGAGGTCCTGTGCCAGTTCGGCCTTGAGGACCTCGAAGGGAATCGTTCTCATTGCTCAATCCTTGGCGTCGGACCAGCGGTCGCAGACTGCCACGTCCGCGGTGAGTGGGACATTGATGAGGTGCTGGATTCCCTCGCCGATCATCGCCTCCTGGAGAATCTTGGAGCCGACGTCGACCTGGTCCTCCGGGCAGATCACGACGAGTTCGTCGTGCACGGTGAGGGAGAGCTTGATGCCGGTGTGGCCGCTCTCCTTGATCGACTTGTTGAGTCGGATCATGGCGAGCTTGATGAGGTCGGCCGAGGAGCCCTGAATGAGGGAGTTGACGGCTCGGCGCTCACCCTTGGACCTCAACCAGCCCAGGTTGGAGACGATCTCCGGCAGCCGGCGCTTGCGCCCGAGGAGCGTGGTGAGGTCGTGGGTCGAGCGCTTGCGGACGGTCGCGACGACCGACTTCTTGAACTCGTAGATCTCCGGGAACTGCTCCTCGTGGATCTGCATGATGCGCTCGGCCTCGCGCACCGTGATGTTGGCCATGGCCGCGACGGTCTCCGGGCCAGCGCCGTACACGATGGCGAAATTCAGGCCCTTGGCGACCTGGCGCATCTCCTTGGTGACGTCTTCCCAAGCAACGCCGTACACGAGGGCGGCCGTGGCCGTGTGTGCGTCAACGCCGGCCAGGAAGCCCTCGTAGAGAGCACCGCGGCCGAGGTAGTGCGCGAGCACCCGCAGTTCGATCTGGCCCCAGTCGGCGACCAGGAGCTTGTGCCCCTTGGGCGCGATGAACAGGGAGCGGACCTTGGTGCCCAGCTCGGTGCCCGGCCGGGGAACGTTCTGGAGGTTCGGGGCCGAGCAGGAGAAGCGACCGGTGCGGGCGCCGTACTGCTTGAAGATCGGATGGATACGCCCGTTGAAGATGCGGCGGGGCTGGTTGGCCTTGCCGAGGTAGCCGTAGACGTACGTGGAGAGGAGCTTGTCGACCTCCGCGAACTCCAGGAGGATCCGGCAGACCTCGTTCTCCGGGTACGTCTCCAGCGTCTCGGCGTCGGTGCTCCAGTCTCGGAAGCCGGGTTTCTCGCCGTTGCGCTTCTTGGCCTTGCCGCCGTCGGTGAGCTTGATGGGCTTGAGGCCCTGGCCGCCCTTGGACTTGGGACCGAAGAGGATGTCCTGGCGCTGGAGCGGGGAGCCGACGTTGAAGACCTTGCCAGCGGCCCGGAAGAGCCGGGTCTTGATCTCCTCCAGCTTGATGACGAGTTCGTGCTCCAGCTCCAGGAGCCGGTCCTCGTCGATGTGGGCGCCCGTGGGGTGCATGTCGAGCAGCACTTCGGTGACGCCGAGTTCGAGGGACATGATGGTCGAGAGGTTCTGCTCGACCAGGTCGCCGCACATCACCCGCCAGAGAAGCCAGGTGTACTTGGCGTCGAGGTAGGCGTAACGGGCGACGGTGCCGAAGCCGTACTTCTCGACTTCCTTGCCCACGTTCTCGGTGTCGTACTTGTGCTTGTAGCGCTTCTCGACGAGCGTCTTCAGACCGTTGAGGCGGTTCTCGTCGAGCAGCCAGGAACCGACCAGGGTGCAGCCGTAGGGCTTGGGTGGGATCCGGCCGCCGTAGTACTTGGCGAGGGAGCCGAGGTCGAACGTCGCCGAGTGCGCGACCTTTCGCCGGCTGGAGAAGATCAGGGGCTCCAGGGCCTTGAATACCTGGCTGGGGCGGAGCTGCTTGGGCGGGGCGCTCCACACGGCGGGGATGGTCTCCCGCTCCCCTGTCTGCTTGTTCTTGCGCCAGGTCGCCTTCGAGATCAGGCGGTCGCCGTTGGGGTGGCCCATCGGGATGACGACCGCGCGGCCGTGGGTGGCCAGGGCTATCCACAGGATCTCGTTGGCGACCGGGACGCCGCGGTGCTCACCGACGGTCTCGATGTCGATGACGAACTCGTCGAACCGCTCGAAGTGCGCGACAGCCTCTTCGAGGTCTGCCATCGTCAGGATGACGTCGCGCACGTATGGTCCTTCCAGTTCAGGCTGCGAGTTCGAGTCGTTCGGTGAGCAGTAGCTCGATGAGGATCAGCCGGTAGGCGCTGTATGCCTGGTGTGGCACTACGCCGTTGCCGATCTTGTGGAGTTGTTGGGATCGGCTGAGGCCGGGGATCGTGGTGACCCGGTCGGGGATGCCCATCAGCCACTCGGCGAAGACCGCGGTCAGGCGGCGTCCGCCTCGGGGTCCAATCTCGGTCGGGTACGGGGCCGGGACTCCGATGACGGATTCCCATCGCTGGATGGCCGGCGCGTACTCGCCCCACCATTCGGCAGGTGAGTGACGACCGTGCGAAGGTTCATCCCCCCAGTCGAGTTGGGGGCGTGGCCCGCGCCGCCCTTCCCGTCGGACGCTGTAGGCGTCGGGAGGAGGTGGCGCACCGCATCCGTGAGCGTGGGGCGGGGACGGTTCCCGTACGGTGTCCCGTCCTGCTGGAAGTTGCCCGTGTTCTTGCTGTCCCCGGCGATCGGTGTCGGCAGGAGGTGTACTACGGCCGCCGGCAAGTGCGTATAGCGTCCGCTGCTGTCCCGCTGGTTCGGTGCACCCTTCGGACCGTCGCTGGCCCTTGGAGTCGGAAGCATCGCCATCGGAAGGGGTTCCGCCGGCAAGAGCAAGGCGACCTCGCTCAACGGGCGGGACATCTTCCCGTGCCGGCTGCCCGTCCCCGCCTTCCAGTCCCGTGCCAGGGGCGTCGGCAGAAGGGAAGGCGACGCAGAACCACCGGTCGCGATGGTGGGCTGCTCCAACTTCGGAAGCTCGAAAGCACATCCACCGCGCGTCGTACCCGATCGCGGCCAGGTCCCCGAGTACTCGGTCGAGTCCTCGTCGAGCAATGGCTGAGACGTTCTCCAGGAAGACGAGTCGGGGTCGAAGTACGCGAATGGCTTCGGCGACGTTCCGCCAGACGCCCGACTTCTCGCCATCGATGCCCTTCCTGTGGCCGGCGTTGCTGATGTCCTGGCACGGAAAGCCCGCGCAGATGATGTCGACCTGGCCGAGGAGTTCGGTCCAGTCGTAGGAGGTGATGTCCCCGAGGTTGGGGATGTCTGGATGGTGGTGCGCGAGGATCTGGGTGGCGTAGCGGTCGATCTCTGCCAGGTAGGCAACGGGCTCGCCCGTGAGTTCCTCTACTGCGATTTCCAGGCCGCCGAATCCCGCGCACAGGCCGAGGATCGGCATGCATGTCCTTCAGGAGCGGGGTGGCCGCCCCCACCCGGAGGAGAGGGGTACGGGTGGGGGCGGCCGGTCAGGTGGTCTAGTCGTCGTCTTCGTCGTCGTCCACGCCGTTGAGGACCTTCTGCACGGCGGCCTCCAGCTCGGCGCGGGTGCAGTGGCGCTCCCAGGCGTCCGAGTAGCTGGACCTGGACAGGCGCTCGTGGTCGTCGTCGGTCAGCTCGTTGGCGTCCCAGTCCGACTCGACGTCGCGGGCCTTGACCGCCTCGACGTGGTACTCGGTCTTGGTGCCCTTGCCGGTCTTGTGGACGGCGATGTAGAGCTGCGGCGAGGTGAGGTTGCCGACGTTGTCCTTGCCGACCTTCTTGGGGTCCTTGGCGATGGCCTGGAGGGTGCGGGCGGCACGGATGCCGACCTCCCAGACCTTGTGGACCCACTTCTCGTCGTCCTCGTCCCAGAGGCCGATGTTGAAGACGGCGACCTTGCGGCCGTAGTGGTCGAGGTCGTCGCACAGCGGGCAGTCCTCGGCCGGCGCGAGGCCGCGGAAGGAGCGCTTGCCGGAGGTGATCTCCCGGACGTAGTGGTACTCGTAGCTGTCGAACGGTTCGGCTTCCAGGAGCCGGATGAGCTGGGGATCCTTGGTGATCTCCAGGCGCATCTCGTTCTTGGCCTCGAAGTTCTGGCCGCCACTGCCGGCTACGTCGTCGAAGGCGTCCCAGCCGCTCTGGGCTCCCTGCTTGCGGGCCGAGTTGGTCCGCTGGCGTCCCCTGCTTGGCGCGTCGTCGTCCTCCTCCTCGAACGCGTCACGGCCCTGAGCCTTTCGACCGCGTCGCGTGGTGGGGGTGGCGTCCTCGTCGAGGGAGTTTCGCCGGCTGCGGCCGGCTCGTGGGGTGGCGGCGGCGTCTTCCTCGAAGATGTCGTCGAGATTGGCTCGGGCCATAGATCAGTCCTCGTCGTCGGTGATGGCGGGGTGTTCGTGGGAGAAGGAGTTCTCTTCGGTGGTGAGGTCGGCCGCCATCTGCCGCTCACGTGCAAGCAGTTCGTCGATGGCGTCGTCGAGGACCCGTGGGTCGCTGGCCCGGACGCGCGCCGTCACCTTGATCTGCTCGTAGGAGCCGAGGTTGAAGGTCTCCTGGACTTCCTTCTCGTAGAACTCCACGACCGGCTTCACGCCGCCGCCTCCTTGTTCCTGAGCTGCTCGAATGCTTCCTTGACCCGCTCTGTGAAGCGGGTGTCGGTGATGCGGATGCCGCGGGGGTCGCCGTCGAACAGACCTTCCGCGTCAGCGATGCGGACGATGGCTTCGATCTGCTCGCGGGTGTAGAGGCGGCGGTTACCGTTCGCGGTCTTGCCGCTGATGACGTAGGTGGCCTTCGGGATAACCCCGGTTGCCTCCCACTTCCGTATGGTCACGGCGTCACGGCGCAGAGCCTTGGCGAGATCTCCGATGCCGAAAAACTCGCGGTAGCCGCCGGCGAACGGCTTGACCTGCGGCTTGGCATCCCACCGGTCAGGGTCGTCGTACTGGGCCTGCTCGACGGACCGCGAGTCAGCCGGCGTGCGCACCGGCCGGCGGGAGATGCGTCGGGTCGAGCCGGGGTAGAACTGCGTCGGCGGCTTGACGGCGATGTCTGCGAACTCGCTGTCCCAGTCCCTCATGCGGCGACCCGCTTGAACCGGAAGGCTTCCGTCTCCGGGAAGATCCGGTCCAGGTCCTCTTCCGTCAGCCGCCCTTCCTGGTACAGGACGTACGCCTCCAGGGCGTCGAACTGGCGGACCATGGGGAAGAGTCGGTCGTAGATGACGGCGTCCTGGCCCTGCTTCGTGGCCTCGGTGTCGAGGTCGCGGGCAATGGCCTCGGCTTCGTCCTCGTTCGTCTGCTGGGTGGTGTAGCGCTCCAGCTTCATGCCCTTGTACTGCTTCTCGCCGAGGCGGAGCGGTTGGGGCAGCTCGATGATGTAGCTGCCCTTCTCGTCCTGGACCCCGATCGCGCGCAGGTCGGCGGACATGTCGTCGCGCAGCTTGTTCAGCAAGGTGGTCTGGGTGTCGACGCGGTCCTTGATCAGGAACCACTGCGCAGCTTTGCGCTCGAATGCGGATTCCGGCGTGTTAGCGGTGAGTACCGACCCTGCCGGGGCGTCAGAGAATTCCACGCCGTCTCCTCAAGTACGTGTAGGTGAGCAGTCGCCAGGGCGGCTGACTGCGCGGTAACGCGGACCGCCGCAGATCGGGGCTCGCCCTGGCGACTGATCAAAGACTAACACCCTTGTTGCTCAAGTTGAAGAACAAGTTGAGCAACAAGTTCTGAGCCTTGCGGGGACAGCAGAGAGCCCCGGTGGCTCGTGCGTCCACCGGGGCTCTGCGAAGCGGGTCAGGCGGTCAGCGCCTCCTCCATCTCATCGATCTGCTCGTCCACGTTGTCCTTGTCGGTCTTGGCGGCCTTCCAGCTCGCCTCGATCACCGGGAACTCGTCTCGCATGATCTGCCGGCAGCGGACGACAGTCGGGGCGTCGTCCTCACCCATCTCGGCGACGAGCGCCTTGTGCCACGCCGCGGCGGGGTGGTCGTCATACGTCTTGCCCGAGGACAGCCACTGCTTGATGAACTCGCGCGCCGTCGGTCGCAGCTTGGACTCCCGTCGGCCGCCCTTCTTGCGGATCCCCTGCTCGAAGTCCTTGGCCATGAACTCCGCGAGCAGCTCCTCGACAGTGCGCTCCAGGTCCTCAACGCGGTTGTCCTCGGCGGCCGGCTGCGGCGCGGCCTGCGTGTCGGCGTACTCGGTGCGGGCGAAGTGGACCTGCCGCATGAGCCAGGGCCCGATCTCGCCCCAGATCAGCAGGAGGGTCGGCATCACCGCGTCGAAGAGTCCCTCGCCGTAGGCGCGACGCATGAAGGCGTCGGCGCAGTTGAGGCCGTAGGTCATGACGCCCATGAGGCCCAGCCAGATCCGCGGCCGGCGCAACTCGGCGTCGCTCCAGCCCCGCAGGCCGAGGTACTGCTGGCCGACCATGAGGCCGAGGTAGGAGAGGCTGACGGCCGGGGCGACGAGGGCCTGCACGTGCTCGGGGACGCCTAGCCGGGCCGCGAGCGCCCAGACGTTGCCGAAGTCGAAGAGGAACGCCAGGAGGATGGCGGACACGGTCATCGTCATGACGAAGTAGACCGTGAAGCGCTCGCCGGGGACTCTGGCCTGCTTCTTGGTCTCGGGCTCCGGCTTCGGCCGGCGGCGGATAGGGTTCTGCATGGGAGTTACGGCTCCTGTCTCCGACGGCTCTGGGTGCGCGCCCAGGGCCGTCTTTTCGTGTGTGGGTACGTGTCGTCTGAAGCTGAGGGGCTATCAGACCTTCCAGACCTTACAGAACTGCCAGGCCGGTACGCTACCGACATGGGGAAGATCGAGACCGTTGGCGTGCAGCAGGCGCGCGACAAGCTGCGGGACCACATCGACGCTGCGGTGCAGGACGACCAGATCACGGTCATCACCCGGCACGGCAAAGAGGTCGCTGCCCTGGTGCCGGCCGAGTGGTACCAACGGGCTCGGGCGGCGCTGGAGGCTCAGGCAGCCGGCGAGAGCTGACGAAGCGAGCGTTCCAGGTTCTCCCGGAGCGTCTCCACGTCGTTGACGACCCGGCCGTCGGCATCGGCACCGCGGCCGTCGAGGATGGCGGATGCGGTGCGGGTCTTGAACTCCCGGCGCTGCTGGCGTCGCTCCTCCACCGTGCCGGCCGCCATGAAGTCGATGACCTGGACGGTGTCGTGCTGGCTGGAGGCGCGGACGTGCCGGGTGTCCTGCTGGTCCTGTGCGCCGGCTGAGTCGCGCTGGTCGTAGTTGATGAGGATGCGGGCTTCCGGAAGGTCGAGTCCGTAGCCGCCAGCACCGGAAGCCAGGAAGAGTCGCACGTCCTTCTCGTAGGAGAAGAGCGCCTTGGCTTCTGCCTTCTTGAGCGCGTTGTGGTCTCCGGTGAAGGAGACCGAGCGGTACTGCGGCATGGCCTCGCCGATGAGCTTGAGCATGCCCTTGAAGAAACTGAAGACCACGATCTTCAGGTTCGGGTCCCGCATCAGTTCCTTGCGCAGGAGACGGGTCAGTTCTTCCAGCTTGGGCGAGTGGTCGAGCCCGTCGAGGACCCCGGATTCCGCGAGCGTGAGGCAGTACTTGCTGCCGCCCTTGCCGGCCAGGTAGCGCTCCGCCGAGTCCCTGATGAGTCCGGGGTGGTTGACCAGCATGTGGAGGGCCAGGAGCCGGCCCATCACGCGGCCTTGTGCGGTGTCCTCGGTGGGCTTGGCCCTGCCGGAGTAGAGCGCGGCCAGGTCGATGCTGCCGGAACCGTGGCCGGCCGCCTTGGACACCTCGAACAGAGTGTCCTTGGCGATGCGACGGTAGACCTTCGCGGTGGCCGGGTCGAGGTCGACGAGGACGTCGCTGCGCTCGACCTTCGGCATGTACTTGGCCACCTCGGGGTCATCGCGGGTCTTGCGGACCATCGCGACGGAGACCTTCTGGTGGAGAAGGGGAAGGTTCTTGTACGCCACGGGGAAGCCGGTCCTGCCCTTCCCCTTACTGCGGACGATGAACGCGGGGTCGAAGTACTCCCAGGGCCCGAGGACTTCCGGGTCGACCCACTGGAACACGCTGAACAGCTCTTCCGGGTTGCCGTTGTCCATGACCGTTCCGGTCAGGCCGATGCGATGGTCGGACTTGATGCGCTTGATCTTCCGGGTGCGGTCGGCGTTGAACGTCTTGATCAGGGACGCCTCGTCGGCGACGACGATGCCCGGCTTGATCTTCCGCACGTCGGTCCAGTCGTGGACGAGGTTCTCGTAAGCGGTGACGACGTAGTCCGGCTGGTGCTGCTGGATGTAGTCGAACTGCTTCCTCTTCTGCTGAGGGGTTCCGTCGATGACGGTGCAGTGGTGGTCGGCCGGCACGACGATGTGGGCCTTGCCGACCTTCCGCTGCTTGGTGTCGACGTCGGTGAACTGGGCCAGCCTCTCTGCCCACTGCCACTTCAATGCGGCCGGCACGACGACCATGCAGGTGATGTGCCGGTCGGTGTCCATGAGCATCTCGGCCGCGGCGATGGCCATGACGGTCTTGCCTGTGCCCATGCCGTAGGCGGCGAGCATGGAGCCGCGGTCGACGATGCGGTCGACGTCGGCGGACTGGTAGGGGTGCAGGACTCCTGTGAACATCAGCGCCTCCCGAACGCGGACAGGCGCCGCATCATCGGGTGGTACGCGCCCTCGTACGCGGCCCGGTTCTGCTCGGGCGTCATCTCGCCGGGGTCCTTCACGGCCAGGTCGCCGTAGTCGAAGTACCGCACCAGCAGTCCGGTGCCGTGGAAAAAGTCGAAGACCTTGCGCCGTTCACGCTTGCCGTCGTGGTCGTTGTCGTGCGCGTCGACCAGCCGGCTGAGGCGACCGCCGAGGATGTGGAACTGCTTGGGCGTGAGGATGGCGCCGTAGCTCGCGAGCCCTCCGGCAATGCCGGCTGTCCACAGCACAGCGGTGTCGATGGGCGACTCGACGAGCACGCCCTCCTCGCCGTCGAGTGCCTGGAGACCGAAGAGCGAATCGCCCTTCTGCATGCCTTCCGGGTAGTTGAGGAAGTGACCCTTCCCCTTCTCCTGCCAGCCCAGAAGTTTCCCCCGCTCGTCCCGGACGGGGAAGATCCAGTACGTCCGCTTGGGGTCCCAGAGGATCTCAAAGAGGGCTGCCGCCTCGGGGGTGATGCCCTTGGAGGCGAGGGCCTTGGCCGGCGGCTCGGTGAAGAGGGCCAGGTGCGACTCAGTGACCTCTTCCGCCGCCTCCCGCTTCCGGGCGTACGTCTCGCCGGCGAGAAGGCGTACCGCGCGGTCGATGACGCCCTGGTCGCTCACCCACTGGACGGCGTCGTCCTCGCCCTCACCGCGGATCTCCTCGGCGAGACGGACGAACGGACCCCGGAAGTCGCAGGAGAAACAGATGAAGACTCCGGTGTCCTTGTGCACGTAGCAGGAAGGATTCCGGTCTTCCTTCCCCTTCCGCCGCAGGTGTGCCGGGCAGGGGATCCGCCAGTTCTCGGAGTCCTCCCCCACGATCTCGACGCCCAGCTTGCCGAGCGCCGAGATGACGTCGCCGGGGATCGGCGCGTCGAAGAGGTCCTCGTTACCAGCCCGCGTACGCCGGGACATCCTCGTCCACCTCCTCACCGAAGGGGTCACCCTGCTGCTCGATCAGCGAGCCGGACTCCCAGTCGAGCTTCACGAACCACTCGTCCTTGGGCACGTTTCTGCCCGCCAAGACCTTGAGCTTGTAGAACATGGGATCGTCGGTCTGCTCGACACCGAGCGCGAGGGTGGCGTCCTGCGCGAACGCCGAGGTGTAGCCCATGGAGCCGGAGTTGAGGCCGTTGGAGCCGAGCTTGCTGCGCAGGGCCTGCGTGGTGACGACGAACGGCAGGCCGTTGCGGGCCGCCATGCGCTTGATGCCGCGGCTGATGTTGGTCATGGCCAGCGGTGTCTGCTGCTCGCCGGAGACGGCGTCCACGAAGAAGTACGCGCCGTCGATGATGACCGCGTCGGGCTTGTACTCGTCGATCTTGGCCTGGACATTGTCGAGGGTCATCCGAGCGGAAGGATCCTCGGCGATGATGTAGTCGCCCATCCCCTCCAGCTTCCGCATGGCCTTCTCCAGGCGCTTCCACTCCAGCTCGTTCAGTTCGCCGGCTCGGAGCTTGCGCTGGCTGATGCCGGCCAGGAAGGCGTCCAGGCGCTCGGATATCTCCATGGCGCTCATCTCGAAGGAGAAGAGCAGTGGCCGGGCCGCAGCAGCGTGCATGGCGCGGGTGATGGCCAGAAGGGTTGTGGTCTTGTTGGACTTCTCCAGACCGGTGAGGGTGACCATCTGGCCGGCCTGGAGGCCCAGGGTGAGGCGGTCGAGCGAGGGGAAGCCGGTCGGAAGACCTATCAGCTCCCCTTCCTCCCGCTCGGCGTACGAGCGGTAGGTGGCGAGGCGGTCGTCAACGGTCTTGGCCCAGTTGAAGTCGTTGCCGACCGGGGTGTCTTCCGCGACCTTGCTGATGAGGGCGCGGACGATGTCGAGGGCGTGGTCGGTGTCGCCCTGGGAGACCAGTGCCTCGACGGCGGCGTTGAGGCCACGCTCGGTCAGTGCAGTACGGCGCCGGTCGCGGATACGGTCGATGAGGTACTCGATCGGCTCGTCGACCTGGATGACCTCGAAAGTGGGGTGGTCTGCACGCACCGCGTCGAGAGTGGGCGCCATGCCGTACTCGGCGTTGTAGGCGATCATGTCCTCGAACACGCGCCGGATCTCGCCGTTGGTGATGTGCCTCGGCTTGATCTTGGCGTTGAGGACCGTGGTGATGTCCCCGGTGTCGATGACCTTGCACAGGAGCTTGTGCTCGTGTGACAGAACCGCGGTCACGCGCTTCCCCCGTTCAGTGCCTTGATGATGGTGTTGATCAGGACCGTCTTTCCGGTGCGCCGGGGCCACTCGACGTGGAGGCGGAAGGTGGACCAGTCGGGCTCGACACCGTCCAAGCGCATCTGCGCGAGGATGAGCGTGAGTCCAGACCGCTCGATGCGACGCACCTGGTGCCGCGGCAGGTACGCCGGCAGCTCGAAGCTGTGTTCATAGGTGCAGGCGTGCGTCACGCGGCTTCGTTCTCTTCCTCGACGAAGCAGCCACAGCCACCGATGTCGTACGGGTCGACGTTGATCTGCTCGTTCTCGACGCGCTCGCGGAACTCCTTGAGCGTCATCGGCTTCGTCGTGCCACCTCGGCGGTCCCGGAGGATCGAGACGTCCTTGCCGAGGTGGGTGCGCAGGTCCTGTTCGTTCTTCTCGTGATAGGCGTAGCGCTCTGGCATGACCTTCAGGAGGTTCTTGAACTGGGCCTGCCCGGAACGGACGCAGAAGCCCCCACAGTTGGCGTGGGCGAAGCCCAGGTCGTAGAGGCGGGGTGGCTTGATGCCGCGGGCGTGGAGCTGCTCCAAGATGTCGTCCTTGTCGAGGTAGGGCGGCTCACACAGGGGCGCGACGGCCGTGTAGGGCGCGTAGGACCGCACGATGGCCGGCAGTCGGTGCGCTTCGCTCCAGTCGATGCCGACGTAGACGGTGGTCTCCGCCGGGTCGCAGTTGGCCTCCAGCCACTCGCGTGCGGGGCGCTGCTTGAGGAACTTCGAGCAGTTGGCGAGGCGGGTGTTGCCGAGGAATCGGTCGTCGTGGAAGACCTGCCAGATGTCGCGTCCCTCGCTGAGCCAGACCAGTTGGCCACCGAGGTCCCAGGCCGCGCGGCGCAGGAAGCGGTAGTTGTCCTCGTCCTCACCGGCGTGCGGGCTGGGGTTGTCTCCCTTGACGTCGGAGAAGACGAGGTAGAGGTTTTCGCTCCCGTACTGGTCGACGACGCGCCGGGCCGCCGCCCAGGAGCCTGCGCCGCTGCTGAACATGACCACGTGCTTATGCGGCACGGCGGTGGTCCCTTCCGGTCATCGCGACGACCTCGCACGCCTCGGTGAGGAAGGACTGCATGGACATGTTGTAGGTCTTGTCCCAGTCGCCCGGCTTGTTGTTGCTGGTCAGGATGGTGGGGCGTGCGTTGCGGTGCCGACCGCGGATGAGGGCGTCGAAGACGTCGGCCGCGAAGCCGCTGGAGGTGTGGTGCTCTTTGCCCATGTCGTCGAGGACGACGATGGGACAGGTGAGGACCTTGTCGAGCATCTTCTGGAGTTGGATGAACCGTTCGCGGGCCAGCTCGTCTCCGGTGGCCTGGTACAGGTCGCGCCAGTTGCGGTGGTCGATCAGCGCCTGGACGTAGTCGGCGAACGGGACGAAGAACACGACGCCGCCGTAGGACCGGCGGATGGTGGTGAGGACGGCCGAGGCGGTCGTCGTCTTGCCGGTGCCGGCGTTACCGAAGAGCAGCAGCCCCTTGCCGACGAGGCTTCGGTCCTCGGGGAGTTGGGTCATCGTCGCGTCCTGGGGGATGTAGCGCTGGGTCCAGGTGGCGACGAAGCGTTCGACGGTCTGCCGGACGTCGGGGTGCATCTCGGTGAGGTCCTTGATGCTCTGGCCCCAGTGCTTCACCGGGATGCGGGCGGTGCGCCAGATCAGGCTCTCGTCCCTGGTCTGTACCTCGGCGGTCTGCACGGTCCTCCTCCTTGCGGTGGGTGAGGACCACATTGAATCACAACTTGTGGATCAACTTGAAGAACAAGTTGTTGTTCACCATGACCAGTCGTTGGCCGGCTGCTGCTCCGCAGGCCCGTCCCAGCCGTCGTAGACCTCGTCCGGGCGCTCCTTGGCGGCCCGCGCCTCACGCCCCTTGCGCACCGCGTCGGCGAGCAGCGCGCGCTTGCCGATGAAGTCCTGCCACGCGAGCGCACGCGGGTTCCGCAGGCCCTCCGTGGTGGCGTACAGCTCCGACATGGCCCGCAACTCGTCCGGGGTGAAGCCGCCCTGCTTGAGCTTCACGAAGTGGCTGGCGAGCGCCTTCACGTTGGCTTCCAGGCCGAACGCCCACGGCTGCGCCCCGACGATCTCGCGCCAGTGCCGGGCCAGGCCAGGACCGGTGTCAGGACCCGGCCGACGGCCGCTGGAGGCCCCATCGCGCCGGCCGGCACCCCAGCCGCCCCGCGAGCCCTCTACGTCGCCCTGAGCAGGCTTCTCGTCGTCCCACAGACCCATGGCCTTGGCCGGGTCGTACTGGTCTTCCTCAGCCGCCCGCTGCTGCTCCTCGGCTCGCCGGGAGGCCCTGCGCGGCGCCGTTCGCGGAGCGTGCGGCCCTTCCGAAGGAAGGAGATTCTTTGAATCTCCTTCTTGTTGCGCCACATTTGGCGTGACCCCTACGCCAGATTTGGCGTAACCCATCTCCTCGGGGGTGGCCAGGTAGTAGTTGCACGGACCGCCCGCCCAGCGTCGCTCGCTGCGTAGCCAGCCGCTCTCACGCAGCTCAGTGATACGGCGCGAGACGGTGCGCAGCGACCAGTTGAGGTCCGTGGCCAGGGTCTGCTGCTTCGGGAACGCGCACCCGTTGCGGCCGGCGTACTTGGCCAGAAGGCAGCCGAGACGGAAGGCGGCGTCGGAGATCTTGTGGTCGAGGATGAAGACGTGCGGGGTCTGCACCCACAGTTCGTGGGCCTTGAGGCGGTCCTGCTGCTGCTCGTCGGTCACCGGCCACCCTCAGAGGTGATCAGGCCGGCGCTCTTCAGTTCGACCCACCAGCCGTTGATCTTCGGCAGGCTGTCGGGCAGCTCCTCGGCGAGTGCCGCGGGCGTCATGGCGGCACCCTCCTCGCGGGTCAGCAGGTAGGCGTACAGGCCGCGCGCACCGCAGGAGATGCGGGTGTCGGCGGCGACCTCGCGGGGGATGCTCACGGGCGCGTTGGTCCAGCCCTGGAGTGTTCCCGTGGGGAAGTCGTCGTGGCTCATCTGGTCACCTCGGAGAAGCGGTGGGGCAAGGGGAAGCGGGGCGACCGTGGCCGCCCCGCTGGATGGCCTTCTCAGGCCGCGACTTCGCGGATCTCGACGTCCTTGCGGGGCCGGCCGCGCAGGGGCTCCCACTCCTCGGTCTTGGGGTTGAACCACTCCTTGCGGATCTTGCCGGGGGCCCGCTTCGCCGGCGCAGGCTCGTCCGTCTCCGCCGGGGCAGGCACGAGCTTGGGGCCGTCGTACTGGAGGGACTTGGCCCATTCGAGGCCCCGAAGCGCCCTCTCGGTGATCGGTCGGTACCGAGGCGCGGCGAGGTTGGCGGCAGCGTTCGACTCGTCGACCAGGCGCAGGTGGTGGGTGACGTCCTTCAGGACAGCGATGACGCCCTGGATGCCGTTCGGGTCGGCGGCCGTGATCCGGTGGCGTGCTGCCGCGACCTCGTCCTCCAGCGTCTCGACCGGCTCAGCGGCGGGCGGCTGCTCGGGGAGCGGGACGAGGGTCTGCGTGCCTCCCGTGCACGGCTCCTCTTCGGGCTCGGGCTCGTCCGGCTCAGGCTCGGCCTGGTCCTCTTCGTCGCCCGCGTCTTCGGCGCTGTCCTCGGGCTCCGCGTCGGCGTCGGACTGAGACGGGTTGATCTGCTTGAGCGCGTCGCGCAGGTCGAGGACGGTGATGTCCTCGTCGTGCGCGTAGCCGACCAGTTCGAGCAGGTCGTCGTCGCCCTCGTCGCCGGCCACCAGGAGGTAGCGGTCGCCGTCACGCTCGGCGAGGGTGCTGCCGAGGACGGTGTAGACCTCCTCGTCCCGTGCGGGTGCAGCGCTCTCGGCGTTGTCGCGGATCACCTTGGACGCCTTGTCGAGGGTCTGGGCGACGATCGCGGTGTAAGGCACCTCGGGGTCGACCTCGCCGGACCAGTTGTAGAGGGCCTTGACGGCAGGGGTGACGTGGTTGGCGGAGGCGGGGATGACGAGCTGTACGTCGTCGTCGTTGATGGGGCGCCCCTTGCTGTCGATGCCGAGCCAGTCGTCAAGCAGCTCGGTGACGGTGCCCCTGTCGACGGGGCCGGAGCCGGCGACAGCGATGTGAATGGTGGCCAAGTGTGCTCCTTGTACGGGCACGTCGCGCCGTCCGGACGGACGCGCCGGAAGATCAAGACTTGTGGAACATCTTAACGTACAAGTTCCTCAACTTGTGGAACAAGTTGGGCAACAAAAGAGCCCGCCCCGGTGTACGGGGCGGGCCTCATGGCCGGTGCGGACTTGATCAGCCCTCGGCGTCCGCCGTGACCGGCGCCGCGTAGAGCGCCTTGGAGAGCAGCTCCTGGAGGGTCGTGCCCTTGTAGACGCCGTAGTGCGCAGCGACGCCGAGGACGAAGGCGGAGGCTGCCGACCAGCCTGCGACGCTCAGGCTGAACGCGGAGGGGTCGGAGACGTACTCGGTGCCCAGACCGCCGGCAGCCGAGAGCACGGCGAGGAGGGAGCCCTTGACCCAGCCGGCCCAGCTCTCCTTGGAGACGAAAGCGACCAGAAGAGGAAGGACGGCACCGACCAGAAGGTTGACAGTACTTACTTTGTCCATTGACACTCCGGAATTTCTACGAGAAGTCGAGATTGAACGTTGTCCCCCATGGCACATTGTCCTGGAGAATTTCCGTGAGTCGTTGCGCGTGCCGTGCCCTTCCGGGGAAATATAGACTCTTCGATGCGTCATTCGACCCTTGCCACAGGTAATCCGCAGAAGGGTCGGATCCGTCGAAGAATTCAAGCAGTTCCGTGCCCTCTTCGAGCAGGACGTCATCCATCCAGAAGAAGACGCCGTTGGTGCTGGCCTGGTACGCAGCCTTGGGCGCCATGACACCGCCGTAGACCTGCCGGGTGCTTGTGGCCGGAGGGGTCCAGGTGTTGTAGACACGGACCCAGTTCCCGTCCACCAGGTCGGGCCGGTTGGCCTTGATCCAGTCCGAGTTGGGTCCGAACTGGTAAGCCGCAGCGAGCGGATTCCAGACGGCAACACTGACAGGCGGGTAGCCCGACGGGACGTTCACCCATGCCGAGAACGTGTGAGGGACGCCTGTGTGCAGCAGGTCTCCGCCCTTGGAGCCGGGGTTGATGCCGCCGAGCGCGGCGATGCCCACCTGCGCCCCTGGTGTCCCGCCTGCCGGGCTCTGGAACTTCAGCGCGCCGGCCTTCGTCCGTCCGGTGGCGCTGTCCCAGGTGAATGTGTTGGTCACTCCGGAAGGACCGAAGAATCCCCAACGGGACGCACCGGAATTGAATCCTGGGTTATTGACAAGATTGACCCGCTTGGGCTTCACCTTGATGTTCAGTCTTCTCGGTGCCACCCAATCCGGCACCTGGTATGCAGGGTCAGCGGATTCGTACGCGAGGTAGTGGGCATCGGCGTAGAAGTACCAGCCGATCTGGGGAGAGCCGGTGCCGTAGTACACGAATGGCGTGACACACGCGTACCGGGCCGTGCTCGGGGCGGTGACGCTGACTTGTGCGGTCGACCAGATGCCGTTGGGCTGGCTGGTGTTGTCCGGCGCCGCCGACAGCCCGTCGTAGACCAGGTTGTAGCTGGCGTCGTAGCACCGGACCCAGACCCGCCACTTCCGGGAGATGTCTGTCGACACCGAGACACGTGCGGTGATTCTTCCGTTGCCTGCCTTCAGCGGGGCGAGTGCGTCGGTGTGCGGGTCGAGTGCCCAGCCGGTCGAGCCAGCCGGGATGTAGAGGGTTGTGGACTTGGCGGAGTAGGAGCCGACCATCGCCCGTTCCTGGGTGCGGGTGGCGATGGTGCCGTTGTAGGACTCGTAGCACATGTGGTCGTCGTGTACGGCGGCGGAGCGGTCGAGCAGGTTGCCGAACGGGGCCTGCGCGAACTGGATGCGGTCGAATGCCACCGTGCTGGAGGCCGGCAGGCTGTCCCAGCGCAGTCCAGCGCTCGCGTAGGCCGCCCCGTTCCACAATGTGCCTGCCTCGCCGCGGTTGTAGTCGATCGGTGCAGTGGCGGTGAGGCTGGTCCGCTGCCACGCGGACGTTATTGAAGTCAGCGCCTCGGAGCCGGCGATCCACGACATGGCCGGGTCTGGGCATGCGGGGTTGGCGATGCCGAGGTCGGCGAAGCCGCCGGCTGGCATGAGCGTGGTGATGGCTGCCGTGCCGCTGGAGGTGCTTGTAGCTTTGCCGCTGATGGTCAGGGAGTACTGAACGACGGGGTCACTGCCCGTGGTTGATGTGGTCGCCTGGATGGGCTGGGTGGACAGGACCGGCATCACAGACTCCTTTCGAGCAGGCCGAAGAATGCGCCGTCCGGTGTGGCCTGGGCGACCGAGGCCAGCTTTCGGGGCGCGACGCCAGGACCGACGTACTGGTAGACCTCGATCAGGCTCGCGGCGTGGTTGACGTAGATACGTCCGCCGTCGGGGATCTCCGGCCAGGTCGCCATGACGGTGATGGTGCCGCTGACCGTCTTGGTCAGGCGGGTGCGCGAGGCCATCCAGAAACTGCTGGCGTCGCTGTTGCATCGGAAGGCGATGCCGTGCTCTGCGCCCGAGCCGAGGCGGGGCCGGCTCATGAAGGTGATGAACAGGCGCTGGTCACCGATCGGTGTGCCCCACGGGATCGTGTTGAGCGCCCACACCTTGTATGGCGTGGTGCTGGGGGTGACTGGGGACAGCATGCCGTCGGTGACGACCCAGGTGCCGCTCGTCGTCCAGGCGCTCGGTGTGAGCCACAGGGAGCTGTTGATGGAGTAGCTGCGGTCTCCGCTGAGGTTGGGGTTCGGCTCATTGAAGCGCTGGAAGAACGCCTGGCCGACGGCGGCCTGGTAGTAGTTCGTCGTGACCAGGTTTCCCTGCTCGTCGTACCACTCGACGAATGGCCGCGCGAGGCTGCTGGTCGTCCCGGCGAGCAGCTTGGTGTATGCCGAGACGGTGAAGCTCTGCTGCGCCGAGCCGGCGAAAGTCCAGTTGGTGTTGTCGGCCGCGTCGCCGTCCGGCTGCTTGTTCCGTGAGTCCACGCGGGCGATGTACGCGAAGTTGTTGTAGGCCACTCGGTCGCCGACTGCGTAGCCGACCTGGGGGCTCCACTGAGGGTTCCGGCTGAGCGGTACCCCCCACTGGCGGACCATGGTCTGCATCGGGAGCGGAGCGCTGCCCTGGGTGTCGGCGACTTCCCACACGTCGCGGTTTGTTCCGGGCTGGACTCCCTGATGCTTGACCAGTGCTTGCCAGACGGTACCGCTGGAGTCCCGGACGAGGTTGTCGAGGGAGTAGGTGGTGGTCGACGACCAGGTCGGCGCCACGGGTGTACCAACCGAGCGGACGCCGAGGGTGGCTGCGGACGCCCCCTGGTTGGTGACGGTGCCGGCGTTGTTGTCGGTGGTCGTCCCGGTGACTGCGGTCAGACCGGCAGCGACGCTCAGCCCGCCGGGGTAGGCGCCGGTGCTGAGGTTTTGCAGGCTCCACGTCGAGGGCGACAGGGTAATGGGGTTGGTCAGTGCGCTGCCGACGTCGAGCCTGGTGGCGTCGGTGACCTTGCTCCACCATCCGTTGCCGGCCACGGGCTCCTGCCCGTGCGAGGGGTCGACGGTGCCGGTGACTATGAAGGTGTTGAGTCCGGCGTTGTATCCCGTCGCGGCTGCGTTCTTGCTGACGACCTTCGTCATGAAGGTGTGCGTGCCCGCGGTCAGCGTGTAGCGGCCGAGGTAGCGGGTCGAGTACCAGATACGGGGCTTGCCCAGGAGCGTTCCCAGGTAGTGGTCGACGGTGCCGATGCTGCTCTGTACGCCGTCGATGTAGTAGTTCGTCTTGCCGTAGGCCGTGCCGTCGATGGCGGCGACGGACAGGTCGTAGACGCCGTCCGCAGCGATGGTGAAGTTCAGCGTGACGTAGGAGTTGACGGGGCCGCTGAGGGAGAGGTTCGGGTTGACGCTGAGGAGCCATGTTCCGTTGACCTGTGTGGTGCCGCCGGCAGGGTTCTTCGTGACGGTGCCCGAACTCGCAGCGACGGTCAGGGTGTCGGCTCGCGTCTGGGCGCTGACGGACTTGACGGCCGTCCAGAGGGCGCCGTTGTGGTCGACGACTTCGCCGCCCTGGTAGGTGAGGTCTTTGTTCCAGTCGGGGTACTTGGGGTTGGCGAAGGTGCTCTGGTCCTGGTTGAGCATGAGGTTGCTGCTGTCGCCGATTTCGACGTCCCACCCGGTGAGGGTGCTGATGAGGTCGGCGATACCTTCGTCGGTGCCCCGGCTTCTTGCCAGACCGACGGCCTTGCGAGTGTGCAGCCTGCGGCGGAGGGGCTCGTCGCTGACCTCGTCGGTCACCCCGAACTGGTGGGCCAGGTGCTCAATGGCGCTGTTCGGTGCCTTGTCGATGCGCCGTAGATCGCGCAGGATGCCCGTCTCGGTGGCGAGAGTGTCAAGCTGGTGTCCGAAGATCGAGAGGAACTTGAACAGGGCGGGATTGGTGACACCGTCCTCGTAACCGGTGACCTCGGTGGTGTCCAGCCGGTAGGCACGGGGGATCGACTCGTACAGGCGCAGCGCATAGCCGGCATCGAGTACGGACAGTCCTGCCGCGGCGCCGGCCCGGACCCAGTCCTCGGTGAGGGTGGCGGGCTCCCAGTAGTCGGTGCTGCTTCCGGGGGTGATGCCCGTGCTGCCGGCCATCGCGGCGTAGTTCACGCCGTTGTAGCTGATGACGTCGCCGGCTGCGTACGTTGCTGTGCTCGACCAGGCGGTGACGCCCAGGAAGATTGCGTAGTAGAAGACTCGTCCCTGGGGTAGGTCGAGGTCGTCCCATGTGCGGCCGGGGGCGCTCTGGGGTATCTCGACGAGGACGGTGCCGTCGTCGCCGTGTGCTGGGACACCGTAGGCGTTGCGGACGATACGCAGGACACTCCAGGTGTTCTGGGAGGCGGCTCCCCAGGCGAGCTGGATGTGTCCGGGAGCGACAGACGTCGCGGTGACCGGCTCGACGCTGTACTGGACCGCAGTGTCTGCGCCGTACAGGCTCTTGCCGTAGTAGTCGTAGCCGTACACGGCCATGTGTGTGTCTCCTGGGTGTGAGCCGTGTTCAGGCCGACGGCAGCGCCGGGTCGAGGTCGTCGATGGGGCGACTGGTCACGTCTTCGGGCAGGGCGCGGATGTAGGTCAGGCCGCACCAGGCCCAGGCGGTGATGTTGCCGACTGGGTTGGGGTAGCTCGCGCGGTTGTGGACGCGCATGGAGTCCATGTGCCGGACTTGCAGTTGGAGTCGCTCGCCCTGGAACCACTCCCCCGAGTAGGTGAGGTCGGCACGGTGGTAGCCGTGTGTGCCCCGCGGGTTCGTGGAGGACCCGACGGCGACATCCGTGTCGTGGTCTGAGAGGTACATGCGCGAGTAGCACATGTGGTCCAGGGAGTTGGGCCCCGTGGGGATGGTGGCGATCAGCCGCATCGTGATGATCCACCAGCCCGTCTTCGGGCAGGTGATGGTGGGGCTTGTCAGCCAAGGGAAGATCTTGGTCGGGACGCCAATGTCGGTGAGCTTCCGGTTCCAGCTCACCGGGTGCCAGTCCCTGGTGATGTCGACGTCGAGCTGGTCGACGGTCGGGGCGATGGAGGTGCCGGTGCACCGGGCCGTGCCGACGGGGAGGTTCCAGCCGGTGTTGCTGGCGTCGATCAGGGAGTTGACGGTGGTGGCGACCTGGTCGTCGTAGCGCTGCATGGAGTCAAGCCGGCTGGCGACGTCCTTGTACTGGTGAGTCTTGCCGGCCGCGTCGGTGTAGACCTGCGGCTTGAGGCCAATGGCCGTTTCGACGCCTGTGAGTTCGTCCTGGATCTCGTTGACGTCGGCGGCGAGAACGAAGTCCCTGCCGTCCTGGTGGGTCGGAAACGTCCTGATCGCGTTGGGATAGACCTTGCTCATGGGTGTCCTTACTGGCCGCCGTCTGAAGTGATGTAGATCTGGCCGGCCACGGGGATCTCCCAGTCGCGGCAGATGATGTCCTGGGCGCCGGTCTGCTGTCCGTCGGCGCGGGCCAGGAGCGGGATGGTCACGTACTCGACACCAGGAATGGCGTCGAGAAGCGCGAAGATCTTGGATGCCGCAATGCGCTGCCCGAAGGAGGAACGCTGGCTCGACAGCAGATCCTGTAGCGCCTTCTGTGCGGCCAGGACGACTTCGGAGGCCCGGAAGTTGGAGTAGATACCGAGGACCACGGGGGCGCTGGTCGAGCCGATGTTGACGCCGACGAGTGTGCCGGGGACGACATCGACGTAGACCCCGGTCAGGGTGCGGGCCTGGACGTAGCGGGCCGTCGCGGTGAGCTGGTCGTCGGAGGGGACGGCGTTGTCCGCGCCCACGGTGGCGATGGTGATGGCGCTGTAGTGGGCGCCGATCGCCTTGGCCTTCGCGTTGCCGGGGACGGCGAGGGCCAGGTCCTCGAAGTCGCGCAGACTCACAGCTCGGTCCTGGGCACGGAATGCCTTTGGCGCGTTGGTGCGGATCGACTCGGTGCTCTCGACTTCCCGGCCGCCGGTCATGGCGGACGAGCTTGCGATGTAGATGCCGGCGATGCCGACGGAGATGTCGATGATCTGGTTGGCGTCGATGTTGCCGCGGGCGCCACCACCGACGCGGTAGGCGGCGTAGATGGGAACATCCAGATCCGGGATGGCGCCCAGCGTTCCGTCCCCGAAGGTGACCGTGATGGTGCCAGTGTCCGAGCTGGTCAGCGTGAAGACCTTGTCGGTGGCGGCTGCGGTCAGGAGGTCGTTGGTGACCTGCCACTCGGCCAGCGCGTCACTGCCGACGAACACGCGGACGCTGTCGACGAGCCCTGGAGCGGACGGCAGGGTGAACGCCTGGCTCGCAGTCCCGTCGGAGGTGCCGAGGCTGTCGACGAGGACGAGGGTCTCCGTGGCCGTGCCCGCGTTGAGCGTGATGGTCTGCGATCCGGCGGTCGCGCCTTCTGTGACCGAGACCGTGGCGCTGCCGGCCGCCGCCGGGACGGTGACCGCTTGATCGGTCTCGAAGGTGAGCGGCGCGTCGAGACTCTCGATGAAGGCGGTCGTCACCTGAGTGCCGGCGGGGATGATGACGTCGGTCGTCTGGGTCACGTCGGTGATGAACGTGACGGATCCGGTGGCCGGGGCCGCTGAAGCTGGTGTGTAGCCGAGAAGTGCTGCGTGTGCGAGCACGGAGGAGCGTTGGGTGGCGGTCTCCAGGAAGGCTTCGCGGGCTGCGGCATCTCCGTAGTAGGCGAGGATGTCGCCCATGTACGCGAAGAGGTTGACGAGCAGTACGCCGAAGTCAGCCGTGTTCCGGCCGGACCATTCCGGATAGACACGGGCGGCGTGGTCGAGCATGGCCTGCCGGAAGCCCTCGAAATCCTTCGAGGTGTAGTCGATAGCCGGCGAGCTGGACGTAAGATCCGCCACAGTGATTTTCTCCTGAATTGGGACATCGGAATGGGTCCCAATTCGTGCACCGTATGTGGATCAGTTTATGAGGCTGGAAAGCCGGAGTGTTATAGGGAGCCGCCCACAATGCGTCCACCGGGCATGATGCGCACGCTCTCTGTCAGTTCCACCTCGGAGGCCGGAGTGGTGGTGAGTGCCACGTCCACCTCGACGTCCACGATGCCCTCCTGATCGTCGTTGACGACCGGGCGGATCTCGGTGATGACGGCGCCGGGCTCCCAGCGCGCCATGGCGTCCCGTACGGCTTCGGCAATGAGGGCGGGCGCGATGGGGTCGCTGGGCCTGAAGAGCGCAGCGGAGACGTTGGATCCGAAGGCGGGTTCCCCGACGTACTCACCGGGCAGGGTGGCCACCACAGCCCGCGAGCGCTGGACGAGCATCGAATCGGGGCTGGTGACCATGGCGACCCTGCCCATGGCGTCGAGCTGGAAGGGCATGCGCATCTGGAGGGTGCCCGCTCCGGGGTAGCCGGCGACGCTGGTGACCGTCGCGGTGCCGGCGACAGGCTGGTTCGTCGGGCCCGCATCCGGACGACTTTGAGGCCAGGTTTCGGTGACGGCCGCCATGACTGCTGACGCGTAGGTGTAGAAGGCGTCGGTGCGGCGTGAGATGTCAGCGATGGAGGCCAGGGTCAGGTCTCCGCCGACGTAGAAGCTCTCCCGCAACCCCCGGCTCAGTTCGAGTTGGACGCCCTGTCCGCGCGAGTTGCGGTTGGCGATGTTCAGCGGGTCGTTGCCGTCGATCTCCTGTGGGGAGGAGGACACCGTGAAGCCTGCCGCGGTGAGGCGGTTCTTGATCGCGGCCCCGAGTTCCGTGTCCAGGCCGCCCAGGTAAGTGGTCTGGTCTGTGCCGCTCGTTCCGTGCCAGGACACCGTCCACTCGACGTCCCGCAGTACCTGGAAGACGGTGGGCTCGTCGAACCGTGTGCTGGTGACGTGCAACGTGGTGTTTCCGCTGCTCCGGATGCCCTGGAACGAGTAGTAGGACGAGGTCTGGGTGGTGGCGCAGTAGTCGGCGAGCTGGGTGGTCGGTGCTTCGATGCCGCCGCCGTGGATGGCTATGTGTGCGCCACGTGCCTTGGGTACGACCCGCGCTGAGATGACGTAGTCGGTGCCGAGAGCCACGTGCGCGGCGAGATCTGCATAGCTGGAGTAGGTGTCGCTCAAGGACGGTCCTTACGTGATGATGCCCAGGTGAACCCGCGCGTTGACGTAGAAGGCGTCCGCTGCGTTGCGGGTGAAGCCGGCCGGCTTGTCGAAGTGCACGGCCCCGATGGTGTTGACGTACCCCCAGGTGGTGATGAACGTGCCGTCGGCCTTCTGCTCGACCACGGGGTACCCGACGCGGTAGTTGGGGTTGAAGAACCCGTCCGGCACGGTGAACGCGGTGGCGGCTGCTGCCGGGTCTGTCACCGTCAGGGCGCCGCACAGGTGCAGGCTGCCCCAGGCATCCCGACGGTACTGGATGGGTTGGACTCCAGTGACACCGCCGAACGTGGTGGTGACGGCCCAGCCGGTTGTCAACGTCGGGTCGGTCCATGTGTCGCTGCTGCGCAGGGGGTTGTCGGCCGACACCACCATGCCGTCGAGGGCGTCCGCCGCGAGCTGTGGGCCGGTGACCTGTCCCGGTTCGGCCGGCCAGTACACCAGGCGTCGACCGCCTCCGTCGTAGGTGGCCCACACACGCTCGCCTACGGCGGCCTGCCGGGTGACCTGCCCGGACGGATAGGCCCAGCCGGTGACGGCGTCGCCTGAGACCTGTGGGATACGCAGGCGGACGCGCCCAAGGCCCTGGGGGTCCTGGGCATGGGTGATGATCGCGCCGTAGATGTCAGTACTGGTGGCGGCGAGCGCCATGGGTCAGGCCCTCCCAACGTGCTGAGCGCGCCAGCGCCTGTCGATCAGTGATGCGCCGTCTTGGATGACGTCGACCAGTCCGGTCTTGGGGACGGAGTCGAGCCCGTCAATGCGGTTGCGGCCGAGGGTGACGTCTGTCCAATAGACGCCTGCTGCGGGCTGGTTGGGCATCACGGAGATGCGGTGGGCGGTCGAGCGGACCATCCACAACCCTGCGTCGTTCGGGCCAAGCGCGCTGCCGACCATCTCCAGCTCGACTCCGGGACGCAGCCGGCTGTCACCGATCACTGTGCTCTCGCCATGGACCCACAGGCGCTCGCGTCGGGCTTCGGCGGCGAGGGCTTCCGCGGCCTCTGCTTGCGTCGCGAAGGGGCGTCCAGTGCTGTACTGGACGACGGTGGCGTCCTGTGTGCCGTCGGCAACGACGCGGACGAGCGCGCCCGTGGTGGTGTTGAAGCTGTAGCCCTCACGCCGGGTGCGGGTGCCGCCGAGCGGATCGAGCTGGCCAGCGTTCGACTTCCAGGTCTTGACCGAGTCGGCAGGCCCCTTCGCGTAGTTGAACGTCGGTGTGTCCTCCCCCGCCTCGCGCAGGGATACCAGGGGATCGGTGAACGCGATGGTCGTTCCGGTCGGGACCATCCGGAAGCCGACCTCGTCAGCCAGGTCCCGAAGGAACAGGAAGTCGGACGTCGATTGCTGGGGAAGGTTCTCGAACAGCCGGCTGCTCTGCTGCACCTGCGGACGAAGACCGGCGCTGCGGGCAAGGTTGCGCGCTACGTACGAGGCTGTCGCCGATGGCCAAAGCCGGTTGGACTGCGACTGCATGTTGTAGGTCGGACCGATGCAGGTGTACACGACTGGCACGTTCACGGATGCTGCGAGCGCCTCATGCGTGTCGCTGCCCCGGACGGCGACCGACGACACGTAACCACGGAACGTCGTGGAACGGGCCGTGTTGCCGAAGCGTAGGGCGATGGGTGTGCCCTCGGCCATGACGCCTGTGAGGTTCAGAGCCCAGCCAGAGCTGCTGGAGGAGCCGCGCTGGACCTGGTGGATGACCGTGATCTGGGCGACCTCGTGCAGAGCCTCTCCCTGGGTGATCACGGCATCCGTGACCCACTTCCTTCCGCTGAGGGCGGGAGTTTCCAGGGAGAGAATCGGCCACTTGCTAGACAATCGGGATCCTAATCCTTGTGCCGACGGCTATGTCCGTCCAGTCGAGGATCTGAGGGTTGACGTCTGCTATCCGCCACCACTGGGAGGCGTCGCCGTAATTGCGGTATGCCACCAGATCCGCTCGATCACCTTCAGCCCAGGTGTATATCTGCACTGTCACAGAAAGCACGGTCGGGCTCTTCGGAAGTATCACGTTACGGGATTTTCCGTCACTTCCGGTAGTGAGCGTCGTGACGCTGGATGCGTACCGGGAATTCGCCGTAATCACAGCAGCGAGTCCTTCGTCTGGAGGTCCACCGTGATACTCATGGCGCAGCGCTGCGGCACCATGTCGCGGGTGAAGTGGGTGTACGTCACGGTCAGTCCGCTGACGACGCCGTAATAGGACAAGTTGTTGTTCCCGAGGAATCCCGTAGCGGTACCTCCGAAGTAGAACGTGCACGGGTTGGGCTGCATCGCCTGGAGCACCTTCGCTTTCGCACCCTTGGCGGTGATGTCGTACGCCCCGGTGATGTTGTAGACCGCTTCGACGTCCGCGAGAACGCCCTTGATCGCCGGGTCGTCGAGAGTCTTGGCGCCGCCCGAGTACATCTCGTAGGTGCGGTCGAAGAGCAGCTCGAACTGGAGCGTGCCGATACCTCCGGCGCCGATCTTGTTCCCGTCCACAGACTGCTGGTCCGCGGTAAGGGTGTAGCCCTGCTGGTGGGTGACCGTGATGGTGCCTGGGTTGAAGAGGAAGTTCACGCTGAGCAGGCCGGCCTTGACGCTCTTGTCGTCCCGAATGATGGCCCCGCGCCAGAACGGCGTGTCCTTCGAAGCCCCGGTGAGCCCCAGACGCGGGAAGGCCCGCATACGGCTGTCGAACTGTGGGTTGCTGAGGCTGACCATCAGACACCAACTCCGAGTTGCTTGATGCGGTTGTCCGCGGCGATGCAGTCGACGACCTTCTTGGCCGCATCGGAGGCGGCACGGTCGGACATCACCCCTGAGACGTTGATCTGAATGGCGCCCTGAGCGAAGGCGAGAGACACACCGCCACCCGCCACGGCGCTGCCAGAAGCAGCGGCGGCTGCGGCACCACCCGGCGAGACGACGTTGACGCTGTCCTTGATGAGGGCCTGGCGGATCGTTTCCGCCTTGGCCGCCGGGATGATCATTTCTCCCTTGTGGACCTGGGCCGTGAGGTCCTCGGGTATCTCCCAAGCGCCCGCGGCGTACCAGTGGGGGTTGCGCTTCTGCCACAGCTCCCACGCCTTGGACGGCTTGCCGTAGTCCGGCCGGCCGGCGATGTAGTCCATGCCCCACTCGATCTGCGTGGCGGGGTTGGTCTTCCAGTCCTTGCCAGCGGACGCCATCTTCGATCCAGGCAACGCTTGAGGGATGCCGAACGCGTCTGAGCTGGGGTTATCTGCGTTCGTGCGCCAGCCAGACTCGTGCTGCCAGAGCTGGTAGAGGGCGTTCCACTCCTTGCCTGTCCAGCCCCGCTTGGCCGCGAGCTTCTTGCCCAGCGCGACGTTGCCCTTCGGGTTCGAGGGCGCACTGGCAACCGAGGTGGTGCTGTCGGCGTTGACGGACGATCCCGTGCCGCCGGTCTGCGGGCCCATGGTGTACCCGCCGCCGCCAGAGAGCGCGGCTGCAATCGCGTCGACTTCATCCTGACCGACGCTGTTGCCTGAGCCCCCGTACCAGCCGGCGTTGCCGGACCCGTCGGCGTCGGTCTGTTTGGCGTCGGTGTTGTAGTCCGCCACAGCGCCGACCGAACTGGCGACCCGGCGCACGGCCTTGATCTCACCGAGGTTGTAGGAGCGGACGCGTACGTCCAGGCCCGTATGCGGCGCCTCGACCAGCTTCCCGTTGCCTATCGCCATCATCACGTGGCCGGGCTCGGGAAAGAGAAGGTCACCGGGCTGGATGTGCTGCTTGTCGACATCGACGCCGACCTTCATCTGCTGCTCTGACGTACGCGGCAGGTTGATGCCGGCCGACCGGAAGGCCCACTGCATCAGGCCCGAGCAGTCGAAACCCTTCCCTTCCTGCTCACCGCCCCAGACGTAGGGGACGCCGATCTGGGTGAGGGCAGCCGAGATGGCCTTGCCGGCGTTGCCGCTGGCCACGTGGCCGGAGCTGGCGGTTGAGGTCTTGTCGTGCCCACCGGACGACGAGGACGCGGAGCTTGAGGCACCACCGAAGATGCCCGTGGGGAGCAAGGACTTGCCGAAGTTCCAGATGCTCTTGATCTGGCTGACTGGCTCCTTCGTGGCCGTGGCCCAGGCTCCAGAGGCGCCGACGATCTGCTTGATGCCAGGCAGTTCGAGGAAGCCGTTGATGGCACTCTCGAATTTTTGGACAGCGTGGGTGGCCGTCTCCAGGTTGTGGGCGAAGGAGTCACCCATGTTCGCGTCGTGCTGCCGCTCCTGTGCCTCGAAGTCCTTGCGCGTCTGCCCCAGGCTCTCCGAGACGCCGTACTTGGTCAGCTTCGCGCGGGCCGCCTCGCCCTTGTGGCCTGTCTGGGAGGCGTCGGCGATCAGCTTGTCTGCCGCGGCCGAGGACATGTGGGAGTTCTGGAGCAGGGTGTTCCTGCCCCGCATGTACTCCTTGAGGTTGTCGACCGTGTCGGCATCCCAGCCGGACGCCTGCCCGAGCTGGTCGACGTTGTAGTCGAGCACCTGGCCGGACGCAGTGGCCGCCGCGAACTTCTTGCTGGAGATCGACTTCGACCCGAAAGTGCGGCTCATGACGTTGTCTGCAAGCGTGCCGATGCCCGCCGCCTTGCCAGCGTGGCCGATCGTCGCCCCGTATCCGAGGCGCTGGGCCGCGAGCGAAGCCTGCGGGTTGTAGAGGCTGGAGTACAGCTTGGCGCCGGTTTCAGCGTCCAAGCCGGCGACGTATGCGGCACCGAATGCGTTGCCGCGTGCCGCGGTCTGCGCGGACGTGCCGTAGGTCAGGCCGAAGTTCTTGTCCAGCAGGAATTGCGCGTTGGAGGCGTCCTCGGTGGACTTGGCGACGACCATGCCGTAGCTGTGGTCGCGGATCGCGTTCTTCCAGCCCCACTTGTCGTAGCCGGACGGTGCACCACCGGAGGCGATCGAGGCCCAGTTGGTATACCGGTCCATCTCCTCCATCTGTGGCTTCATGCGGTCGCCGTACTTGACCGCCTGCTGGTAGACGGTGTTGAACGTCCCCTTGCCGAGGCTGGAAGGGGGGCTGTTGTCTGAGGAGTTGCCTGCCTCGTCGGACGGCACGATCGCAGCGAAGCTGCTGGAGCTGACGCTGCTTCCGGGACCGCTGCCGGATCCGTTTCCTCCCCCGAACCCGCCGGGCGGCGGCACGCCGTAGCCACCGCGCTGCGGGCGGCCCAGGTTGAGCACCGACCCGTTGCGTGAGGCGTACACACCGCCGCCGCTGACGCGCGCTCTGGAGAGGCCGGTCGCACGGTTGTAGGACCACATCTGCTGACCGACGCGCATGCCATACGTCGGATTGCTTGCGATGTCCTGCCGGCGTATCGCGTCGTCGAAGAGGGAGCCGTAGCGGGCGTCGGCGTTCGCCTGCCGTGCCTGCGCCACGCGATCAGGGGTGGCTCGCGCAAGGAGGTCGGGATTGATGCCGGAACGGGCGGCCGACGCGCTCTGCTGAGCCTGGTAACGGGCTCGCGCAGCAGCGGCCTCCTGCTGGCGCTGCGCCTCCTGCTGCGCCTGCCGCTGAGCGTCGCGCTGCATCTGGGCCAGGTGGAGCTGCTCCTGGCGCAGGACTGCCTGCTGCCGTGCGGCAGCTTGGGCACTGCGGAGCTGCTGCTGTGCCTGCGACAGGGAGGACGTCGCCGCCATGCTCGCGTTGGCCCGTCCGACCTGGGCGTTGTACCGGTCGGCGAGGCGGGCCCCGAGATCGCCGGTGTAGGTGCGGCCGGTGGTGGGATGTGTGAAGGCGGCGCCCGTGCCGCCGGCTTGGGTGACCGTGTTGGCCGGCGGGTGGGAGATCGGGGCCGGGTGGAGGCGGGTGGTCTGGTTCGCCGCGGGGAAAGCCTGCGTGGGCATGCCGCGGAACGCGGCTCCGCGCGTAGCCGAGTTGACCGCGCCCTGGAGGGCGCGGTTGAGGGCGGCGATGTTCGCGCCGAGCTTGTTGATGTCCTGCTCGACCTTGTCGGCCGCGCGCTGCATCCCGTTGGTCCCGAGGAGGCGGCCTCCGAAGTTGGGCTCGCCACGGTTGGTCTCGTTGTCTTCAGCCACTGGAAGCCGCCGCCTCCCTTCTTTCCTTGACCCAGACGGCCAGGTCACGCCAGTACTCGCGCTCCTGGACCGTCAGTTGCTTGATCTCGCTGAGCTGCCACTCGGGGTGGGAGTAGGCGAGGGTGGTGTAGTCAGCCCGTGCAGCTCGGGCGTCAGAAATCGCGAAAGATGTCCGCTACCGAGAGCGGCAGCGGAACCTCGCCTCCGCACGCCTCGTGCTCGATCGACACCTCCAGCAGCCGGGGGCCGGGCTGGGTTGCGGCGAGTTGCTTGAGGATGGTGCGGAGGTCGCCCATACCGAGGGACTTGGCCAAGTCCGCACTGCCGGCCGTCACGTTGCCCTGGACGTCTCGAACCTCCACGAGGCATCGCCCCAGTAGGAAGGTGTTGCGCTCGGCGTCGGTTGCCTTGGGGATCGCGAGCATGGCTGCCTGGTCGGCGCCGGTCGGGTAGCGCACGATCGCGCAGCCGCCCTTGCGCATCGGGATCGTCAGCCGGCTGGACGTCACCATCTGGGGCTGGATGTCGCCAAGCGAAATGGTTGCCGCGAAGTCCTCGCCGCAGTTCGGGCAGACGATCTCGGAGAACTCCATCTCGTCGCCGAAGGTGACTCGGCGGATGCCGATGACCAGTGCGTCGCGGTCACCGAGCAGGAGTTGCGGGAGAACGTCGGAGGTGGCCGGTACGTCGCCGATCCGGACGGTGCCCAGCTCTAGGAGGGTCTCCAGCAGACGCAGCGGGTTGGACCGCACACGGTCCAGAGCCTCCTGGTCGGCGCCGGTCAGCTCCCGGACTTCGGCCTCGGTAATGACGCGGTCCTCGCGGGCCAGTCCGGCAGGGAGAGTGATCAGACAGTCGGCGGGTGCCGGGATGGCCGGCGGCTCGCCGGCTGAGTCGGTGAGGAGGTTCTGGATGGCGGCGGTCGTGCCCTGCGCGTCGGCGAGGACATCGACCTGCCGGCCACCAGCGGGGGAATCGAAGGTCCAGTCGTACTGCATATCAGTCATGAATGATTTCCTTGTTCAGACGGTTACTTGATGACCGCGTAAGAGTTCGGGCCGTAGCTGTCGGCCACCTTGAAGTCCCATCCCTCGTGCGCGAAGGTGAGCTGGGAAACGGAGAAGGTGTTGCTTCCGGCGTCGAGGTCGCCGAATGCCACCGAAGTCGGCCAGGCGTTGTAGAGGCGCCAGACGGCCTTTACCGCGGCCTTGCTCTTCGTGACCGGGTGGTCGATGAGCATGATGTCGATCGTGGCCCGGAATTCAGTTCCCGTGTCACTGCCGGAGCCATTGCCCTGCATGACGTCGAAGAGCTGGTACATCCAGTTCACGAGGTTCTGGTCGCCCGGCATCATTCCCTTGGAGAGGGTGACGGGGCTGAAGTCGCTCTGACCAGGCATTTTCTGAGTTGTCGTGTTCATGCCTCCAGCCCTATAGGCGATGACATCGGTAGTCACCGAAAGGCCGCTGACAGACATGAAGCCGAGCTTCGGATAAGCCTGCGAGAGCTTTCCGACCTGGCTGATCTGGACGTGGAACTTGAAACTGCGAAGTGGGTCCGTCTGTCGCGAGGCCAGGCTCTGGCTCTGCGAAACGGTCTTGAGGGTGGAGGCCATTCACTACTCCCGTAGCACGAAGTGCGCCGGGTGGTGCGCCGTATGAACTGCGAATGGGATATCGATGGGATTACGGCGGGGCAGGAACGTAATTCCTGCCCCGGTTCCTTATGCGGACTCGGTGACCGTCGCGCCGCCGTCGTACTGACTGATGTGGATCGCGACGTACTCGGCCGGCCGCGCGACGGCGATTCCGATGTCGATGTGGACCTCGCCGTTGTCGACCGTGCTGGTGGTGTTGTTCGTGTCGTCGCAGATCACCTGGAACGCGGTGTCCGGGGTCGCGCTGGCGAACATGCCTGCCTGGGCCTGCGTGGTGAGCTGCTGGCTGAGCGTGGCCGCGATCGAGTGCCACAGGTCCGGGGTGTTGGGGGCGAAGACCGCCGAGCGCGTGAGGTCGACGAGGATCTTGCGCGTGTAGGTCAGCAGCCGGCGAACGGCGACGTATCGGTCGGGGTAGCCGGACTTGAGGGTCCTCGCGCCCATGATGCAGATACCGCTCTGGGGGATCTGCCGGATGATGTTGATGCCCCAGGCGTTGAGGTTGTCGAGCTGGGCGTTGGTGAATCGCAGCTCAGTGGAGTAGACGCCGCTGAGGCGGCTGAGAGTGCCGGCGGCCGACTGATGCGGTCCATAGAGGGTGTCGGTCTGGGAGAACTTGCCCAGCACGGCGCCTCCGGGCGGGAGGGTGCGAGTGGCACCGGACGCCACCGAGGCCGGGTCGGCGGTCACCAGCCACGGCCCGTATACGGCGACGTACGAGCTGGCGGTCAGGGGCGCCGGCGAGGTGGTGGTGTTCGCCGCGGGCGAGAGCTTCGCGTAGCTGGTGAGTGCCGTGGCCGCGTCCAGCGATGCCGTCTGCGGTGCGTCGACCACCAGGAAGCCGTAGCCGTAGTCCTCGACCCAACTGATGATGTTGTTGAGTACAGCGGTGTCGGTCACACCCGGCAGGTTGATGTTGACGACCTCGCCGGTCGCTTCGAGCTGCTTGGTGGCGGAGACCAGGTCGGGGGTGGCGCTGCCGTCGATCCCGCCCGTCAGTGGCGTGCCGGTCTGAATGGCCGGGGTGATGGATGCGGACCAGGCGTCGGTGGCGATGTAGGCGGCCTTGACGAACGCGCTGCCGGTGACAGGGGAGTTGATCATCGCGACCAGGTTCCGGCTGTCGGCCGGGTCGAGGCTGACGTCGTTGTACCGGTCGGCGATATACGCGTCTGTGGTGCCGCCGACCTTGACGGCCATGTTGAACCGGCCGGCACCCGTGTTGGCGTCGGAAACGTCGACGTAGATCTGGTTGCCGAAGGCGCCGGCCGCACGGGCGGTGAGGGTCAGCAGCGGTTCGGGGGTGGTCTGCCGGTCGTTGAGGGTGACGTGGGAGGCGACCGAGTCGGACGGGACGGCTCGGCAGACGTACGCCTTGCCACCGCCGTTGGCGAAGTACGAGTAGACCGCGTAGGGCAGGAGGTCGGTACCGCTGCCCCAGCCGCCGTAGACCAGGCTGAACTGGTTCCAGGAGGTGATGAGCGTGGGGACAGCCGGTCCGAAGTTGTGGGCACCGACGAACGCAGCGATGGCCTCGCCGGGGCTCGTGGTGACGGGGTTCGATATCGCATCCAGCGTCTCGTCCACGTAGATGCCGGGGCGCAGGAAAGTCGCCATAGAGAAAGCTCCTTCAGGGCCTACTGGCCGAGGGGATGAGTGGTGAGTTCGACCGTCTGGACGGGCTTGATTTCGGCGATCTCGTCGAGGAGTTCAGCGCTCACGTGCAGCAGGTAGTCGACCTGCCACAGGCGCTTTCCTTGGGAGTCACGGCCCTCGTTGAATTCGGGTCCGCCTGCGACTTCGAGACGCCTTACGGTTCCGTCCTGTGGAACTTCCAGGTAGGCCCAGCGCGGGTGGAGGTAGTCCCTAGCGGAGAGCATCTGCGCGATGCTCGCCGCGTGCCGCTGCTTTCGCGTGTAGACGGTGACCTGGTACTCGAACATGTACGGGATGGGATCCGCGGCCAGGTAGGACTTGGCGCTGTCGTATCCCTCTGGGGTGTAGCCGAGTTCGACGGTGCCGCGGTGCTCCCGATCGTGGTCGGGCTCTATGCGGGTGCGCTCGATGACGATGAGCGGAAAGGTCGCCGTTGCCAGCTCGTTTTCGGGGAGACGGAATCGGACATCGACCGGAAGGCCATCGTCGGGTGCGTTGGTGTCCTTGACAGCCAAACCCTGGAGCTTCGCCTTGATGGCAGCATCCTCGTTGGTTATCCAGGGCATTCTGCGGGCCTTCCGGTCATTACGTCATGATTCCTCCGAAGTCAGGATTGCAGCATTCGCAGGAATCTGTTACAGGCCCGGATTTAGGCGACGCCTGTCCAGACGTTATTCGCGTCCGGAGTGGCGCTCGTCATCGTGTAACTGGCCGGCAGCGCTGTCTGACCGGAGGCGGAACGGCAGAACCTGTAATTGCCCGAGGTGAGGTGTGCATTTCCGGGGGTGAATGCGGCGCCGAGGGTGCTGCCGCATGCGAATGTGGGGCTAGTCGTGCCGTTCACCAGGAACGCGACGTAGTACTTGCCGGCCGCAGCCGCGTACGAGGCCGTGAGCGCCATCGACTTGTCGCCAGCCGAGTTCCACACGGTGGAGAGGTCGTTGGTGATACCGACGCGGGTGCCGCTCGACGTGTAGAGGCCGGCCAGGCACTGGCCCGAGGTGAGTCCCGATCCTGCCGTGCCGATCACGGCGCACAGGTTGCTGATCGTCGCGGCGTTGCGGAGCACGACCTCGATGAAGTAGACGACGCCGAGGCTGAGCGTGGTGCCACTGGAGGAGCAGGCGGCGGGGTCCATCGACCAGGCGGTCAGGCCGTGGTCGGTGGGGCGCCACTCGTTTCGAGGAACGGTGGAGAGGTCGACGACCACGCCGGCTGAGGTGCGCATCTTGAGGACGCCGCCCTCGGAGTACAGCAGTGAGCCGCCCGTCGGGTTGGTCGTGGGAGCCGGGGATGCGTCCTTGATGCCGATCACACCGCCGCCACCGCCGAGATCAGGGGTGGCGGAGCCAATCTGGATGCTGCTGGTGTGTAGCGACTGGCCCCGGTGGACGATCTGGCCTGCGGCGTTGATCTCGAAGGCGACGTTGCCGTTGGTGTCCCGGAACTTGACGAGGGACTGGTTGGGCGAAGACGCCGCAGTGACCTCCAGTCCGACGGTGTCAGGGTCGTTCTGCTGGATGGACAGTCGGCCGCCGTTGAGCGGGCCGTTGACGGCGAGCGTTCCGGTGACCAGGTGGTCGACCATCCAGGCGCCCTGCCGGAGGGTGGCGGGGCCGGGGCCCGTGTGGGAGGTCGCGTAGATGTAGCCGGCGAGGCCCTTCAGCGAAACGTCGGCAGTGATGATGCCCTCGGCGTAGGCCGGCAGTCCGTAGCCGTACACATTCGCGTCGGAGCGCTTCCTCTTTCGCAGATAGACGCCGTCACCTTCGTCGGTGCCGTTTACGTTTCCATTTCCTTCGATCGTGTAGATGAAAACGGAGTCGAAGGCGTACACCAAGCCAGTGTGGTCCCCTCCCGTTGGGCCCAGCATGACCTGCGCTCCTACCGCCGGATACCAACTCCATCGGTTGGCGGCCTGCCACCAGGTAATGGAGGCAGAACAGTCGGCGGTGCGCGGGAAGAGGTTGGCGACGCCGGCTCGCATGGCCACCCACGAAATAAAGGTGTCGCACCACGATTGTCCGTCCGCCCAGGCAAGGGTGGGGACTTCATAGGCGTAGCGGGTGAGGTTGTTCCAGCCGCCTTCCGCGTATCCTTCGTGGACGCCGACCTGACTCTTGGCTACCGCTACAACAAGCGGCATCTGAGATATAACCATGGGAACTCTCTGTCAGCTCGAAAGGAGCGCGTTGATGACTCCTGCGACGTAGGAGTGGCCGGCGTCTGACATGAAGAATGCGTCTGTACCTGCGGCCCCCGGATTTGCGGGATCGCCCCAGTACGACAGGGAGTTCCAGTAGTTCCACGAGTTCCGACCGAGCGCCCAGACGTCGATAACGGCTGCCTGGAATACGCGGGCAAGGCCGTGCGCGCGGTCGACGAAGTCCTGATAGCAGAAGGTCGCGGTGTCTGCTGTTCCGACGTGAGGGAGCACGATGACGATGTCTGTGGCTCCGGTGGCGGCGCCGCCGTCTCGGATGTTGCTGAGGTGCTGGCGCACGTTGGTGGCCCAGGTGTCGGCGTCGATTCCGCTGACGATGTCGTCGAGGCTGACCGCGTAGATCACGACGTCGGCCGGGTAGGACGGTCCGCCGTTCCACGGCATCTTCAGTGCCGGCAGGTACTCGCTCGCGATGGCGTAACGGCGGCTGAAGTTGTTGAGCACGACGCCCGTGGAGTTCTCGCCGGCTACGCCGCAGACGGCCAGGTACTGGCTGGTGGTGCCGGTGTGCGTGAGCTTGACCGTGTGCGTGCCGACGGACAAGCCGGTGATCTTGGTCGTGATGACCGTCAGGCCGGTGGTGGCCGTGTCGGTGACGGGCACTGCTGTGGCGCCGTCGATGCTGTAGGACCACGGTGAGTGCTGGCTGTCCGAGCCGAGCGTGTAGAGGGTGATGCTCGTGCCTCTCACCGTGAAGGTGAGGTTGTCTCCGGGGGTCTTGGAGTACACGTAGCCCCAGCCGGGGCCCGCTGAGTAACCGCCGATGGCCCAGGTACCGACCTGGGCGACTAGCTCGCTGGTCCAGGACGTGGTGTTGGTGAAGCCCATGATGCCCAGTGAGCTGAGGAGGGAGGTGTAGTAGCCGCTCCCGCCATCGCCGTAGGTGCCCTGGAGCGAGGCGGTGAGCACGCCTGGCCACCCCTTGGTGCGCAGCTTGGACGCGGGGAAGCCGGCAGCGGAGGCTCCGCCGACGACGGCGACCGTCGCCTTGCCCGCTCCGGTCTTGGCTGCGTCGCGCTTGACGCGCCAGAACTCGCCCCAGCTCGGAGGTACGTAGTAGCCCTTGGTGCCGTTGAGGGTGGTGTTCGGGTTGGACGAGCCGCCGCCTGCGCTGGAGGGGAGCTGGCTCGCGGTCAGCTTGCCGTCGCTGCCGAGGGTGGCAAGCCCGCCGGCCACGGCGACTTGGGAGACGTCCAGGACGGTGTGGCCGGCCTGGGACAGTGCACCGTCCGTGCCGAGCAGGCCGGGCCCGACGCGCTTGAGGTTCACGTCGGGGTCGGCGGCGCCGGTTCCGAACGCGACGACGCCGTCCGAGCCGACCTGAAGGCGTGGCTTGGTGTCGGAGGTCTGCTGCACGGTGATCGCCGGCCCCTGACTTGCGGACAGCGTGAGGTTCACGGGCTGGCCGAGCTGCTGGTAGCGGGCGTCGGCCTGGTCGGAGGTGACGTAGTCGGTGGATGTGCCGCCGCCTGTGGGGACGGTGTCCGCGTAGGTGGTCAGACGCTCCTCGACGGAGACGTCAGGACGTTCGTAGGTGGCCATGTGGCTCCTTGATGTGCCGGCCGCTCAGCGCTCGCCGACCCCCGCTCCGGGGATGTACTGGGCGAAGACGGAGTCCGCGGTCAGCTCGTCGGGCTTGACCTCGACGGCGGTGATGGACACGAGGACGTCCTGCCTGCGGATCTGCCCGAGGATGGACATCTGGGTGATGCGGAAGAGCCGGCCGTCGTAGGCGATGCGGTCCCGCAGGTACTGGTCGGTGTGGACGTCGGCCTGGGTGAGGCCAACCTTCTGCATCTGGGCGAATACCGCGCTGATCTCCAGCGTGTCGACGGTGTAGAAGCCGCGGTCGCTCTCCTGGTCGCCGGCTTCTACGTGCGTGGCATGCAGGACGGGCACGGGCCAGGGGCCGTCGTAGGCCAGGCCGCCCTCGTCGCCCTCGTCGTAGATGTCGTGGGACACCGAACGGCTGTGGGAGAAGCGCCAGTAGGCGATGACGTCTCCGACATGGCGCTGCCAGGCACGCAGGCCCTGGTCGATGCGCTCGCCCTCTTCCGTGGCGGAGAATCGGCCGCGCTTCCAGTCGGCCCGGCTCATGCAGCCCACCCGTTGTAGGTCGGGTTGGGGATGCCGGAGGGGTCGACGTCATGCTTGTCGATCTGCGGCAGGACACGCTCGGGGTAGGCGTTGTCGTCGTACTCGCGGTCGACGTACACGGGCACATAGCGGCCGGTGGTTCGCGAGACCCTGCGCAGGTTTGCCATCTCGATACGGAAGAGCCCGATGTTGAGCTGCCGGCACAGTTCCTCGTACCGGTCGGTCATCACCGAGATCTGGTGCAGAACCTGGGTGTAGCGCTGCCCACGGTTGACGTGAGTGCCCTCGCCCGTGCTGATGTCGACGTCGCTGGACGCATCGGTGGCGACCGCCCACAAGGCGTTGACCACAGACAGGAGCACCAGTGGCAGCTCCTCGACGTCCGGGAGGTTGTCCAGCGACAGGGCTTCGTCGGCGTATCGGATGAACCCGTTCTGCGAGCGGTACCGGACGGTGACGTGGCGGTTGTGGCAGTGCTGGAGCACGGCGTCGCGCAGGTGCTGGGCCAATTCCTCGTCGGTGAACATGCCGGCGGCCGTGCCTTCGACGATGAGTGTCTGCCCGAGCGGGAGGGGTGCGTGCTGGCCGAGGAGCGTGATGCGCCCTTCGCGGCCGTCGACCTCGTAGTCGGTGTCGGCGACCAGGTCGGTGAGGGCCTGGCCGTTGAGGAGGCTGACGCGGGAGAGGGTGACGTTGACGGAGCTGAGGTCGTAGTCCGTCAACTCCCCCGTGCCGGCGAGGACATCGCGAAAGCCGCTTCCGAAGTCGCCGAGTTCGGAGCGCATGCGGGCGAGGAGTCGGGTTAGCTCTGCCATGAGTCGAGCCCAATCGCCAGGCCGGCGGTGTTCAGCATGAGGTTTTCGTTCTGGGAGGCAGAGACGGGGACGTCGAGCTGCCACACAGCGATCAGTCCTCCGCCGGTTGCCGGGACGGTTGACAGGGCCACGTGTGTCACGACCGCGCCCAGACCGCTGCTGCCGGTAAAGGGGCCATAGATCACGGCCGCGGAGTTGCTGGTACCGGAACCTCCACCGCTAGGAGATGTCGCCAGGGAGAAGGTCACCGGCTGCCGGCTGTAACCAGTAGCGGACACTTCCACTGCCGCAAGGTCAGTCGACGTGGCGGCTCTTCCCGGATCGCTGGTCAAAAGGGCCAGGTAGGCGGAGCCACTCACGTCTGTCCGGCCGGCGATGAGGCCGCTCAGCCATGAGCCGTTGGTGTCCGCCTTCGCCTGGCTGGCGAAGGAGTTCAGAAAGGCGACCGGCAGACTGGCGGCCAGGCCCGTCAGTCCCTGCTGCTGGTAGACCCGCACCATGTAGTTCCGCAGCATGGACTGGGAGGGCAGGCTGGTGCCGGACGTTGAGGTCACGTACTGGAGGGCAGCGCGCTCGGCGAGTTGAGAGAGGTACCCAGGCATCAGTTCACCTTGATCGTCAGTGAGCCGGACTGAGCCAGCAGCGATTCGCCCTGGGCCGCAGTCACGGGAACGTCCAGCGGCCACACGGCCAGCACGGCGTAGTCGGTCCCTGTTGCGGCCGTCACCAGGGCCATGTGTGTCACAGCGGCGCCGGAGCCTGTGACGTCTGTGAAGGGACCGAACACAGCACTGTTGGACAGGTCGACCTCGGCCGGTGTCCCCGACTGGATGACGAACTGGCCGTTCGACTTGGGGGCGGATAGAGGAACGACCTGTCGCTGGTAGCCAGCAGCCTGGAGTTCGTTCGGCAGGCTGACCGCGGTATCTCCCGGATCCGCCGTCGACAGCGCGACGTACACAGATCCACTGGGATCGTCGGGTAGCGCCTGGACCGTAGCGCGCACCGCAGCAGAGCCCTGCACGTCGACCTGGTCGAGGAAGTGGAGGAGGTATGCCTTGGGCACCCATGGCCCTGGAGCGCTCGCGTCTCCCCCGCCCCAGTGCCGAACCTGGTGCGCCTTCAGCAAGCGGTCAGCCACAGGGTCGGTGCCAGAGGTGCTGTCCTCTCCGCCCCCCGTCATGAGGGTCAGCAGAGCGTGTGCGGCCTGCCGGGTGAGGTAGCCGCCAGCCATCACGCACCGTCCGTCGGGGCGGGGTCCGGGCTGGAGGGCACGAGCTGTTCGGGCGCAGTCGGCTCGGTAGGCATGTCCGCTTGGAGCGTGAAGGAGCCGTTGAAGGTCGAGGCCGCGATGGCGAGGGTGCGGTTGACCAACGCGCCGGGCAAGGTCACCGTGTCGTCGTAGCTGGCCAGGACGACGTCCTCGACGCTGTAGCCGACGCCGGCCGTGCCGGGCGGGACGATCTCGAACGGCGTCACCACGGCGCCCGGCGGGACCGAGCCGACGCCGCTGCCGTAGCCGCCTTCAGCCGTCAGCACATACGGCTGACCGAGCTGGATGTCACTCACGGGGTTCTCCTGGGAGGGCAGACGAAAAGGGGGGAGAGGGAGGTCCCTCTCCCCCACGGGCTCAGGGGCTGGCTCAGTGCCAGAGCAGGCCCTTCTCCTCCAGGTGGTTCGCGACGAACGCCGGGACCCGGTACGGCACACCGATCTCGAAGGTGAAGTAGTTGCCCTGGCCGATGACGACCTCGTTGAGGTTCGTGTTCACGCGGATCTCCCGCGGCGCCTCCTCGACGACGACCGGCTGCTCCTCCACCTCGGGCTTGGGCTTGTCGACCAGGTCGACGACCTGGCTGGTCCGCTCGGCTTCCGCGACGATCGTGGCCGTCGCCATGGACTTCGCGCGCTCCTTGGCCTCAGCGTCGCGCTCTGCGGCGAGCTTCTCGGCGGTGCGTCCGGTGAGGTCGCCTGCGGGCTTTCGGGCAGTCGCCATGTGGTTCTCCTACTCAAGGCAATGTTGTGGGGTTCCCACAAGCGGGCTCCTCCATGGAGCCCGCTTGCGTGGGGTGGTCGCGGGGACCAATCGTCACAGACACGAACGCCTTAGTTGGTCTCGGCGATGACCACGGACGCGTCGGTGATGAGGCCGAGGCCGAAGATCGAGTACCAGGCCAGCAGGTGTTCACGGCCGAAGTCCTGGACGCCGCCATCGCGGAGCTCGACCGGCAGGGAGATCGCGTGACCGAAGGCGTTGTCACCAATGCAAATGCTCTGATAGACGTCCGCGTGGGTCGTGGCGTTGCCGTTGTCGATCTTCTTGACCTGTGTGGTCTCGATAAAGATCACGTCGTCGATGCGGCCGATCTCGCCCAGGCTGAACGCGCCCGGCTGCGCGTACTTCGAGGACTCGATCCAGGTCGGGTCCTCACGCAGCCAGCGCGACTGGTGCGGGTGCACGAAGCACACGTAGACATCGCCGAGTCGCGGGATGTTGCGGGTGCTGAGGGTCTCGACCATGTCCTTGACCAGCGCCGAGGTGAAGCGGTTCTGGCCGGTCAGGGCCGCACGGTTCGCGGCCGGCGTGCCCTTGTCGTACGGCGACAGGCGGGACATCGAGCCTGCGTCGGAGAACGCCGGGTCGAACTTGTTGTAGCCGTACAGGACGGACGACGCCTGGAGCAGGGTGTCGCGGGCCTGCTCGTCGAGGTACTTCGCCATGTTCCGGCCGAGGAGCCTCGAACCGGACGCGAGCACGTCGTCGAACGAAGAGTTGAGGAGCAACTCGCTGACCGCGATGGCGTAGCCGTGCTCGGAGACGGTGATGGAGAACTGAGACGCCGTGAGGGCGTGGGTCTCCATCCGGACGCCTTCGACGAGCTGGGTGGCGTCGCCGAGGTTGTCGTACCGCATGAAGTGGATCACCAGGCCGGGGCTGACCCCCAGCTCGGTCTTCTTGACTGCGAACTGCTCGACAATTCGCGGTTGTTACCCGCTGGATGCGGGGCCAGGTCATTTCTGCCTGGCTCTTACGGTTTTCCATCCCGCAAGTTCGGACTATATCTTCGCCTCCAGTCCCAGTTCACTTCTCACCTAAGAGCTGGTCCTGTTGGAGGTGCCTCGCGTGTAGTCTCTACGGAGTCCCAGGTGTTGGGTTCCCTCGGTATTCCCCGTGCTACGAATGAGTGCTACGAGGAAGTCGGTGGGGTTCACCGATACAGCGTGGTTCTCACTGACCCATCACTGGGTCAGGCGGCCCGAGACCGGAGAATCGGCATCGACTGGAACAGGATTTCCTTCGACCAGAGTTCCTGAATGGCCGGGGAAAGCTGCGAGTTCGATCCGGAGTAGTTCGTCGGAGACGCCGAAAGACGCGGCGTACCGGTGATGGCAGATGCCATGCTTTACATCCCTTACTGGTGCGGCGGATTAGCCGAACATGCCCTGACGCGCCGCATTGCCGGCAGCCGGCAGGAGCTGGCCGCGGAGCTTGGCGTACTCGGACATGGGCATGTTCTTGATGTCGCCAGCGGAGTACTGGCGGTAGCCGGCGTCCGTGTCGGCAGGACCGACGCCGTAACCGGTGGGAGCGGTGCCTCGCATCGAAGCCCGTGCAGTGACCTGGGTCTGCTGGATCTGGGCGACGATGGCCGCGCTCTTGGTCTTCATCAGCTCGATGCTGGCGCGCAGTTCGTCCTCGGTGTTGCCCTGGACGAGGTCGACCAGCTCGGGTGCGATGTCGTCGGCAGCAGCGGCCAGAAGGTCGCCGCGCACGTTCTGAAGGCGCTGGAACTCCTGCTCCCTGGCGAAGAGTTCCTTGTCCTGCTCGTACTTGCTCTGGAGGTCGGTGAAGCGGCGCTCCCAGTCCTCCTCGCGCTCCTTGAGCAGGGACTTGGCGGACAGTTCCGCCTGACGCTTCGCCTCTGCCTCGTCCTCGGCCTTCTTGCGGGCGGAAACCTCGGCGGCTTCCTTCTCCTCGCGGGCCTTGCGGACGGCTTCCAGCTCTTCCTTGGTCGCCTTCAGGATCTCGTCCTGCTGGTTCAGGCGGCCGTACAGCTTCTCGCGCTCCTCACGCCGGACCCGTTCCAGGTCCTCGGCGGAAAAGCGGCCCTCAGCCGGCGGAGTCGTCGGCTGCTCGGGAACGATCGGGACGGTGATCACCGGCTCGTTCGGGTTGCCGTTGGGGGCAGGGGCGGTGGCGGTGGTCGGAACGGTCATTAGCTCGTCTCCTGGTTACTGGCATCCTCCGAGTTCCGGCTCTGCGGCAGCTTTGTGCCGTACGCCATGGTCACGAATTGATTGATCAACGATTTGGTGTCCACACCGAGGTCGATCCCGGTTGCTCCGGGAAGAACTCCGGTCTGAGCAGTGCCAGTGGAAGAGCCGGACTGATCCGGGCTTCCCCCACTTGACGGGGCTGGCTTACCACTTTCATCAGTAGCAATTCCAGTTACCTGGAGAATAGCAGAGGAAATGGTTGCCTTGATAAGCTCCAGGGCGCCCTGCTCGATGACGTCCCGACGCTGCTCGCTGAACATCTCCTCCAGGCGCTCGTCCGGGAATTCCTCGCCGAGTTCGACGAGGGCGTTGCGCTTGGATTCCAGACCGATGGCGAGCTTGGCCTGAATTTCATTGAGCTTGACCAGGTTGTCTACCGGCAGAGGCATCGGCCAGACGCAGTCGACGTTGTAGACCTCGGGGTCATTTGGGTTGAGGAGGTCCGGCTGATCGTCCTCGGTCTTGATACCTTCGGTGTACGGGTCGTACAGCAGCGTCTCAGGCTCGTGACAGAAGAGCGTCCGCAGCACAAGCTCGTTGATGCGCTTGAGGCCGAGCCCATAATTCATCTGCTTGACGCTGTTGCGGTTCATCAGTGGCTGGTACTGAATTGACAACGCCACGCCACTGGTGTTGGAAATGGGCTGCATCTGCCCCAGCGCCGATTCCGGGACACCCATGATCTCGTGCATCGCGGTCTTGAGGACCTGGATGTAACCCATGGGGCCGGCAAGATCCACCCCGTTCTCCAGGTTATAGACCTTGGCCTTCTCGGGAAGGCCCCCCCACACTTTCCGTGGCCCCTTCTCCAAGTTACTCGCTTTGGCCCCCTGCACGATTGTGGTGGGGGCCGCGCAGTAATTGATTATGTCGCTGACGTCCGTCATCTTCTCGTTCAGCTCGCGGTTAATCGAGATGATGTCGCCGATGTCAGAGAGACCCCATGGCGAGCCGGACACGCCAATGTTCCGGATGTGCGCGATGGGTATCATGCCGAGCGGATTGGGGCGGGAGTCGATCAACTCATCGTTGAGGAACTCGTCGATCTGCGTGTCGGTCAGCCGCTCGGTGTAGGTCATCACCGTCCGGGCCCCGTCTGCGCCGGTCGTCCAAAACTTGTAGCGGAGGCGAAAGGCGACCAGCCGATCCCTATCGTGCGGGTGGTACTCCGGGAAGCAGTGGGCCGAGTTCAGGGGCAGGATGCGGACGCGGCCCGGATGAACACCGCCAGCCGAATCGACCCACTGCGGCTCGTACGCAACCTTCACGAACGAGTCACCCGTGATGCTCCCCTGCTCGCCGATAGCGTTCAGGAGGGCCTGCTTGTCGTTGTCGACCCCCCACACCCGCTTCAGGAGCGCCGGCACCACGTGCTCATAGCGCTTGGATACCCCGAACTTCACACCCTTGGAGAAGCAGAAGTTGTTGATGTAGCGCGCGAACGTAGCCACATAGTTCAGGGTGATCTGCGGTTCGCCGGCCTCGCGCCGGTAGGCCCAGTGATGCCCGAGGAAAAAGGCAAAATTGGTGGCGTAGCGCTGAAGACGCGGCCCATGAATTTCAAAATCCTCGTCCGACAGCTCCACCAGGCCGAGTGGGCTGATGGAGATGGTGAGGTCCGAGCCGGCCGCGCGCTGATTCGGCGGAAAGAAGGCGAAGGACAACCGACACATCCTCGACTAAGCACCGAGTGGTGCACCTGTAGGGAGGCGCGGTGCTACGAATGGATGTGCCGAATTGCGCTATGGCCAATCCTCACATGGAGGCTGGTGGGAGTGTTAACGACAAAGCCCCCCGGTCTCCCGAGGGGCTTTGTCGTTCTGCGGTCTCAGTCGGTCGTCTTGGCGTAGTTCGGGCGCTCCTGGTGGCGGCCGTCGCGGACGACCATCTCGAAGCGCTGCTCCGCACCGTGACCGGCGCCGTGGGCGAAGCCGCCGAGGAACTCCGGCGCCTCGGGCCAGGCTGCGGAACCGACGTGCGCGCGCTCGCGCATGGTCTCTTCCGCCGGCTTCTCGAAGACGTTGGCGTTGTGGTTGTTCCTGCCAGCCGCGGTCTGGTAGCCCTGCATCACGCCCTTGCCGAATTCCTGCGGAATGTCGGTGTCTGTGGCGACCCCCTCTTCGAAGCGGAGCCGACCGCGGCGGGCGGTGTTGACGCCGGCCTTTACGCCGTAGTCGTACTGGCCCTTCTCGGGGTAACTCGGGTTCGGGGCGAGGTTTCCTGCCATTCGTTCCTCAATTCCTTGCGAGACGTCTCGGAATCAAGGGTGAGGGGCTTACCAGAAAAGTGTTAATAGCGTGGCAGGCGCTAGCTGTCAGTGCTGGTCTGGGGTCTTCCGGTGTCTGCCCCTGCCGGCACCGAGCGGTTGCACCACAGGCCCTGGTGAGGTAACCACCTGGGCCTCGGGATACAGGATGCGCTTTGCCTCAGCGAGATCCTGGGCGTACCCGTGGGGCTCCCAGGTATGCCCGTTCCACCGCTCGATCGCGCGCGGTGCATCCGGCTTCAGGTGCGAGCCGCTGGGGCCCTCGCCCGAGACGATGGGGACAGCTCGAAGTCGGCCGATCCTTGCGTCGCGGCGCTCCGCCCACGCTGACAGCGGTTCGTCGTCCATCCGGCTGTTCCTTACGTCGGTGCTGGCCGCTCAGATGGTAGCGGCAGACCGGTAAACCTGGTCAGAGAAGATGCAAGACCCCGCCCATCCGCTACGGGGGAGGCGGACGAGCGGGGCCGCTATGGGGGCCCTACCAGCTGATGGTCTGGCCTTCCGGTGTGACGCTGACCGTGAACTCCTCCAGTGCCGGCGTGCCAGCGGCATGCCAGCGTCCGAGTTGTTCTTCGACGCCGTCCCACAGGGCTTCGGGACCATCCTGCCGCACGATCCATCGTCCGGCGTCCTCGTAGATGGCTGCCCAGGAGCCGGATTCCACGTCGATCAGTACGTCTTCTTGGTGTCCGTCCCGTTCCATCGTCAGCCGCTGAGCGCCGGGCGCAGCGAGCTGTACGACAAAGCGGGTCGTCCAGTCGGTCAGCACGTCGCTGCCGATGACGGCCTCGCGTTCCTTGCCCTCGTTCATGTCGGGGAGGAGACCGAGGGGCGGAGGCATGTGCGGGCGCGCGAGCATGAAGCTGACCTCGCCGCTCAGGAGCCGTCCGGACGCCGTGCCATCGTCATGGACGGTGAGCCGGGCCAGCTCCGACGAGTCGAGCCAGCCGCCGATCGTCGTCAGGATCAGCCCGCCCGGCCGGGTCTGCTCGATCCACGCGGTGGGTACCGTTCGAACCCCGCAGGTTGCGATGACCCTGTCGTACGGAGCTGATGGGGCGTGGCCGAGGAGACCGTCTCCGGTGACGATCACCGGGAACAGGTCCTGCCTGGCGAGGGCGGTCCGTGCCCGCGAGGCCACGGTCTCGTCGTACTCGATCGATGTGACGTGCTCCTCGTCCAGTCGTGCGCACAGCAGGGCGGTCGAGTAGCCGGTGCCGGTGCCGATCTCCAGTACCTCTGAGTCCTGCTCGACGCGGAGGTCCTCCAGCATGCGCAGGACGAGGGACGGCAGCGTGCTGGAACTGGTCGGCGCTCGCATGATCTGGCCGCGGATGTCGGCCGGCAGGATGGTGCCGGCGATCTGGGTGACCAGCGACTCGTCCTCGTAGCAGGCGCCCAGCCAGTTGGCGTCGCCTTCCAGGACGGGCGCCCACGCGCCGGGTACTGCCCCCTCCACGCGGCGGAAGAACCCGCCGCGCAGGAACTCGTGCCGGGGCACTCTCTCGGCGGCGCGCTTCCACGGCTCCGTGCGCAGACTGCCGTTGGCCGTGAGCGCGTCGAGGAGCTGCTTGCGGAGGTGTGCTTCGTCGGTCACGTCTTCCTCTCCAGAAGGTCTGCCAGGGCTGCGCACATCGGCAGACCCGTTTCGGGCTCCAGCCAGTACCACTGGCCGGAGGGATTGCACTCCAGGAACCACCATTGCCCGTCTTCGTCGATGCAGAAGTCGAAAGCCCCGAAGACGAGACCGAAGTGGCGCATGTAGTGGTGGAGTGCCGGCTCGATCCTCGGCGGCGGCTCCACGGGCGTGTAGCGCAGCCGGCTGTAGTCAGTGCGCCAGTCCAGGAGGTCAGAGTCGATGCGGACGCAGAACACCTTGGAGCCGATGACGGTCACGCGGACGTCGGCCGACTTGCTGACTCGCTGTTGGAACAGGTGCGCCGTGCCAGCCACGCTCTCGTCGATGTCCTCGGCCCCCACCTCTGCGACCTTGACGACGGAGGAAACGTCGTCGATCAGGTACACGGGGTTCGACAGCGGCTTGTAGATGACGGAGTCGTGACGCTTGATGAACGCCCTAGCCGCATCGGGGCTGGACGTGATGAGCGTGGGCGGCACCAGGAAGCCTGCTTCCACTGCCCCAGCGAGCCCAGCCGGCTTGAACTCGGCGTCCCCGATGCGGTGCGGATGGTTGACGTAGAGGCACCCGGGCAATGCCGCCAGCACTCCCCCGAGTCCGTACCTGGCCTGGGTGACGGCGAACCGCGCGTCTTGCTCACTCAGGTGTGGGAAGGCGAACCCCGACGGCCGGCGGTAGTACAGGGCACGCACGTGGGCCAGGTCCGCAGAGCGGGAGGGCGTAAGGAGGCGGCCCTGGATGCCCTGCGGGGTGATCTCTGCCTCCACCGACAGTGATGCGGGGAAGTCCCCCGAGTCGAGCCGCACGACCGGGATGTCCCGGTCGTGCAGCTCGCTGATCACCACGTCGGCGGTGGGGTCGTACAGGCTGGTGACGACCAACACCGGACGCGGGTCACTCACTGGTCGCTGTCGCTCCCCTGGTCGGAGTCCGTGTTGCCCTGCCCCTGTCCGTCGGGGCTGGTGCCGGTGGACGGGGTGGTGCCGGTGCTGGTGCCGTGGCCGGGCATCTCCATGACCTGACCGGCGCCGTTGAAGAAGACGGTCATCTGGGTGTTCGGGTCGAGCTTGGCGCTCGCGTACCCAGGGGCCATCGTGGGATAGGGCGCCATGCGGCCCACCCCCCACGGACGCGGGGTGATGGTTCCCTGCGGGACTGCGGGACTGGCGGGCAAGCGGTCAGAGTGGACGAACATACCTCTCCCTATGGATCGCAGTGGTGGAACAGAGGACCCGCCCCGGCCAGGCGACCGTCCAAGTGAGACCGACCGGGGCGGGGGCTTAGATGGGTCCGTCGTCGAGGTCGCTCAGAACGACGGGCAAGTCGTGTCTCAACCGATGCGTGGGGTCGGCGCTCTGCGGCGGTCCGTCCCGCTGCCGTTTCAGCTCCATCAGTCGCTGGACTGAGTCGAACTGGCGGTACAGCTTGCGGTGCGTCACGTGCCGGCTCCACCACTCGCACGCTGCGTATCGCGCGGAGCGGCAGCGGTCCTTCACGGTAGGAGGCGGCGGGTCGAGTAGTGCCGCGATGCGTCTGAGGTTGGCCGCCACACGTTCTCGGTCGGTGTCGCAGGCATTGGTCATGTCTGATCGTCGTCCTTGATGTGCCGCTCTTCGATGAGACGGTCGATGAGGTCGGATGTCGTCAAAGCGAGCCGCCGGGACTGCCCGAGGGCTTGTCCGTAGTCACGGGACGGTTCCTCGCTGCGCAGCTCTTCTCCGCGCTGGACGAGCGCCGTGATCTCCGGTCCTGGGCTGAACACCGGGTCTGCGTATGCGATGTTGCTGAGCTGTCGGAGAAGATCTCGCAGACGATCACTGACAGTGCCAAGGTCTTCGGCGGCTGGCGCCTGTTCCCCCAGGACCTGGTCCAGGTCGTCGTAGGCGGCGTCCAGATCGAGTGGCCGCCACCCGCTGATCTTCGCCAGCATGCCGCGCAGTTGGCTGGGAGCGAAGGGAGGCTGCCACTTCGGTATGGCGTCTGGATTCGGATGCAGGCTTAACGCGGGCTGAGACATCAGGACTCCTGCGTGCACGCCGACTCGTTCGGCACCTGGAATTCAGCCCAGACCACCTTGCCCCAGGGCTTGGGGTCGTACCCCCAGTTGGTACTCAGCGCGTCTACGAGGCGCAGGCCCCTACCGTTCTCCGAGTCGAAGTTCTCCCCCTGGAGTGTCGGCACCGCACGGTTCGTGTCACCGACAACGACCTTGACAGTAGCCCGGTCGATACGTGACACCCTGATCCGAAAGGACCGACGGCCGGAGTGCGTGATCGCGTTGGCGACGAGTTCCGAGGCGATCAGGAGGATGTCCTCTGCGCTCTCCGACGCGCCTATCCCCCACAACGACAGAGCCACCGAAACGAGTTGGCGAGCCTTCGGCGCCGACGCCTCTTCGCACGGCCACGTCTCTGTGTAGCTGGGGACGTCCGCCCCAGCGGCTCTGGCAACAGTCATCGTCACGAGGTGATCCCTCCGTGGGGGGTGGGTCGCCCGACCCCGTCGGCGGATGATCAGGGCCGGGCTCTCTCCACAACGCCGGGAAGGGGGAACCTGGATGGCAAGCCCCGGCGGTTGATGTCCAGTCAACGGCCGCCGCGCGACGAAATACAGGAAGACTTCCGTTTCGTAGCAAGCACCCCAACCGGAAGACTTTAATCTCCCATTACCTAACACCTGGTCGCGGACTGTCACTCGGGGCTACCGTCGTTGCATGGGAGTGAACCTAGCCCTCAAAGGCAGGATGGACGAACTCGGGCTTAACCAGGACGAGTTGGCGTTCAAGCTCAACGATGCGCTCTGGGACATCACTGGGCGACCAGGGGATATGTCTGCACGGACGGTCCGGAACCTGCTCAATGGATCGAGTCGCCGGCCGATCGGCCGTACGTGCGTAGCGCTTGAGCGTGTGTTCGGCTGCCCCGTCGAGGATTTAGGGTTCAGCGCACCACGCTCCATGCAACACCCCCCGGAGGACCCTGTGCGGCGTCGCGACTTCATCGCCTCAACCACCGGATCGGCAGCGGGCGCGGCTCCCCTCATCAGACAGCGACGCGGAGTCGGCATGTCCGACGTGCAGCGCGCCACGGCGGGGATGAACGCGCTCATCGAAGCGGACGACCGCCAAGGCGGGCACACGAAGCTGGCGGCGGCTGCCCTCGAAGGACGAACAGAGGTCCTTGACCTCCAACAGCGCAACGCCAGCCAGCGCGTACGCAACGCCCTGTACGCACTGGCCGCCGAGTTCACCACCATCGCAGCGTGGGCCTACATCGACCTGCGGGAGCTGGACGAGGCACAGAAGCACCTCCACGAGGCGACGACGTTCGCCGGCCTCTCGCAGGATCCGCCGACGGAGATGCGGGTCTGGATGAACCAGACCATGCTCGCCTACCAGCGCAAGAACGGACCGGAGCAACTCGCCGCAGCCCAGGCAGCCCAGGCGTCGCTGGCGGCACGGCGGGATCCGTTCTTCAGATCCATGGGCCGCGTCCGAGTCGCTCTGGCGTACGCGACGCTCGGGGACGCCAAGGCCGCCGAGCGCTCCCTCGGCTCCGCCCAAGAGACCTTCCGAAGGGCTGCTGACGAAGAGCGCCCGCGGTGGACTGCCTTCTACGGCACAGCCGAGCTTAACCACCTCGCAGCGGTCATCATGAACCGCAACGGGCAGTACGCCGACGGTGAGGCTATGGCGCACCGGGCACTGGCCAGTATCCCGGCCGAGTTCCGCCGCAACCGGGCCTTGGCCACGTGCCAGCTCGCGCACGCACAGCTCCAGCAAGGCGAGCCGGAACAGGCGACGCAAACGGCCGCTAACGTGTTCGCCATCATGGATGGCGCGCGACTACCTGGACGAATGCGGACCCTGGTTGGAGACTTCCATCGAGACCTATTCCGCCTGGCGCCGTCCACGTCCTACGCCCGCGACTGGGCAGACCGTATGCGAGAAGAATGGAGTCGAGCGTGACCAGCGTGATCGACCTGCGGCACTACCAGCACGGCAGTTTGCCAGAGGGATTCAAGCAACTGCTGATCGACGTGCACGCGGACGCTTACGCCGACGCCATGGACGACGAGTTCAACCAGCGCTTCCCGTGGTTCGTCGACCACTGGTCGGGCATGGAGGGATTCACCTGCGTCGTGGCGTTCGACGGTGAGGAGCCGACGGGCTTCGCTTACGGGGCCCCGCTTCAGCCCGGCCGGGAGTGGTGGCGCAAGACCGAGTACCAGCCGAACAACGGCTACACCTCGACCTACGCAGTCTCCGAGGTCATGGTCCGGCCGCAGTGGCGCAAGCAGGGCATCTCCGACCGGCTGCACGAGGCTCTGCTGAAGGCGCGCGCCGAGGACCTGGCCGTGCTCCTGGTCGATGTGACCCACCCGAAGGTGCAGTCACTGTACGAGACCTGGGGCTACGACAAGGTAGGTGAGCAGAGGCCGTTCGCCGACTCGCCCACCTACGCGGTGATGGTCAGGGAACTGCGGGCAGCCTGAACGGACGACGCCCCGCTCCCTGGTGTGGGAGGCGGGGCGTTCGTGTGTCAGTAGCCGCCGGTCGGCGGGTTGAGGGCGTAGATCCGGGGCGGTTGGATCTCCTGGTAGTCCCTGTCGACGGTAAGGTCGTGCAGCTTGAGCGGTCCGGTCGCGTTGTAGGGGACGCTGATCATGAACTTCCGGCCGCCGGGGACGACCTCGTGCACGCTGTAGAAGAACGGCTCGTCGAGGTCCGGGTCGTTGCTGGCCGGCAGGTCGACGCTGAGGGCGCCGTTGACAACCTTTAGCCGGCGGGCGTTGGGGGCGACCAGGTCCCCGGTCGCGGTGTCGCGGTACCGGCGGTCGGCCTGGATGAGCACGGAGCCGGGCAGTGGCTGCCCACCCTCGACCATGTAGGTGGCGACGACCGTCTGGACGGCGATGTCCGGCGGGAAGGGTGCCGGCGGGTCGGTCGTCGCCTCTCCGGGGCCGGGGAGCTGGTTGATCGCCGTCCAGCCGGGGATGTTGTACGGGTCGTCGGGATCGTAGCTGTGGTAGTTGGGATCGATCGTCACTCTGGCTCCTATGCTGCTCTGGAGTAGAAGAAGTTGGACTCCTCCTGGATCTCTGGCATGGAGAGATCGGCGGTCATGTAGACCGCGTTCGCGAGGCTGTCGACGAAGTCGTCGTGGGCCCCGGCCTCTTCAGGCGCGTGGACGATCACGTTCGGGCCCTGGAAGTCGAGTTCGGCGTCTTCCATCTGGGTGCGGAAGCGCTGGAAGACCTTCGTACGCTTGACCTTGGAGTGCGCCGGCCAGGAGATGTTGTCCGTCCGCATCAGTTCCATCAGGTGCTTCCATCGCTTGGACTGGGCGCCGCGGTCGGAGGGCAGGTCGATGATGTCGACGCTGGGCATGAGGACGCGCAGTCGGCTGGCGACGACGTCACCGATGCCGCCCGCGTCGATGCCGATGGCCAGCACGTTGTAGTTGGCCAGGAAGTCGACGATCCTGAAGTACTGCTCCTCCCAGCCCAGGCCGCTGAGGTCGAGCCAGTTGAGGATCCGGTGCTCGTACTGGCCGAACTCGTCCGGGAAGTCCCAGTTCACCCAGACCACCGTGACGATCGTGCTGTCCTGTTTGCGGGCCGGGTCGATGCCGACGATGACGGGGGTCCTGTTCCACGCTGGCACGGTTTGCATCGAGCGGTCCCCCAACTCGTCCATGCGCTCCGAGGTGGTGAACATGCCTCGGTCGAGGAGCCACTGGAGACGGTAGGAGAGGCGGAACTCGTCCGAGTCCTCTCCGATGGTGAGCATCTCGCCGCGGATGTAGATGCCGTAGTCGGGATGGGCTTTCGCGACGTCCTTCCAGGTGGCCTCGTAGTGGTTGAGGCGGGCTCCCCGGTTGGTCGCATGCCGCTTGTTCTGCTGGATGAGCTTGTAGAAGATCCCCTTGGTGTACGTGGGGGTCCCGGTGAGGATCATGGTCCCTCGGGTCGACGCGAGCATCGGCGAGATGGACTTGTTCACGACCTTCTCGTCCGCGACCTGGGCCTCGTCGATCAACACGACGTGGTACGTGCGGCCTTCGATCTGGGCCCTTGGGTGACAGGTCTGTTTGCGCACGAGGGAGCCGCACTTGACCAGGCGCAGTTCCTTGCCCTTGCCGACGACCTTCTCGTCGATCTCCGGGTCGGCCATCAGCTCCTGGGCGCGGTCGGAGGTCAGCCGGCTGACGATGCGGCCATAGATGTTGTCCGCCATGTCGTCCACGGGCGCGAACGCTCCCAGCCACACCCCTTCCCGGAAGCGCCCGAGGAGGTTCGGGAAGAGCGGCGCGAGGCGCGGGAACATGATGAGCACCGCGGCGAGGGTGTTGGCGAGGGTCTCGCTCTTCCCGGACTGGCGGGCCCAGCAGGCTGTGATCTTGGAAGTGTCGCCGAGGATCATCGACTCCAGGATTCGGCGCGCGAGCGGCACCTGGTAGTCGCGGAGAGGATGTCCGGACAGCTCGTCGATGACCATGAGCATCTTGTCGATGATGCGGTCGACGGTCTCCTGGGATATCTCGGGATTGACAGGGAGCTGGAACTCCTCGTCCTCAGCTATTCGAGTCCCGTCGTCGACCGTTGATGTCATGCATTACCCCACATTGCTCCGATTAGGTTCAATCAGGGTAAAAAGGGACTTCGGAATTGTGTTAGCACGTCAAGCACACAACGGCGCTACCATCGCTTCACACAACACGCATATACGCAGGGGGCGGGGAATGGGAATCAACTGGGGGGCCCAGGACGACTTCGCGCAGGCCGTCATAGGCCAGGCCGACCGAGTCAGATCCGAGCCAGGACACGGGCTCACCGACACTCAGGCATACCTGGTGGCCGCCGGCAATGTCGTCGAGCGGCGCATCGTGCTCGTCTACCGGGCCGCCGTCCTGTTCTTCACCGCGCTCACCATCTACGTCGGAGCCCAGACCTGGTACGCCTCCGGCTCGTTCCGGGACTCCCTCGCCCCCATGGCTCTCACCGTGCTGCTCTACACGGCTGTCGGCTTCCGCCTCACCCGCCGCAGGCGCTGGGCCGGCTTCAGTGTCGGACCGCACGCCGGCCGCGTCGAGGCGTCACTGCGCCGCGCACAGGGCGGCGTGCACCTGCTGACGCTCTCTGGGTACATCGCCGCGTCGAGCCTGGTCTTCTACATCTTCTGCGTCTCCTGGGCCTTCCCCCTCTAACCCGAGCAGCACAAAGCCCCAACCCCCATTGCTTGGTCGGGTTGGGGCTTTGTCACGCCGCCTGGCGATCCTGAAGCTCGCGAACGATGACCGCGAGGGCCACCACTGCGTCCTCGGCCTCGGCGAGGGCTTCCCCACTCGGCTGCTTCCGGTGCCGGTAGAGCGCCGCGGCGATCGTCGAGCCGGTGTTGTCGGCCGCGTCCAGCAGTTCCACGACGGGCAGCAGCTTGACCCGCCGCTCCGCTCGCTCCAGCAGCCTGTGTGCCGGCCACAGCCGCTCCAGCAGACGTCTCAGCTTCATTCGTCCAGTCCCAACATCTGTAGCAGCTCCCACTCCTCGTCTGCGTCTTCGCTCCTGCGGGCCACCTGCCGGCGGGCCAGGTCCTCGTCAGTCATCACGGCCGGGGATGTACGGCTTCGGGTGGCCGAGGACCGCCACCAGGGCGTGGTCCTCACTCGGGAGGGTCTCGGTCCACCGTCCGACCCCGATTCCCTGGCGGAACGGCAGACGGAATACTCGGGTCTCGCCTCGGCGAAAGGGCTCCGTCACCTCCGTGGTCCACGTCTTGTAGGTGAAAGGCCAGCCCTTGAGGGTGGGAACTCGGCGTATGAAGAAAGGCAGTCTGATCATGCGCCGCACCCTAGTGTCGATTTTCCGAATGTGTTAACGGATTCGGCGGTAGGGGTGGCCTTCGAGGGCCTTGTCGATGATATTCCGGCCCTCGGACCCGGTTCGCCGCACGTTCTTCCACGTGTTCGGAGAGACGCGGTAGTACTCGTACATAGGACCACCGCTACTTCCGCGGCCGGTTTCGCCATTACGGAATTCGACGCGCAGGGTGTGGCTCTTGGAGTCGTAGCCGGCGGACACCGTACGAGGCCGGTCGCGGTCGATGGTGTGGTTCGGCCAGGTGCTGAACGTGAGCAGCTTGTCGGTGGCACCGGTCTCCCGGAACTCCTGCAATGCGGCCCGTGTCTTCGGCCGCATGTCGCGCTCGTCGTACGCCGCGAGACGGTCGACCTGGCGCTTGGAGTACCGCGTCCCGCCGAGTGCCGGCTCGGGCAGCGGCTTGACCGGGGGCGGCTTCCATCCGCGGTTAGGCATCCTTGCCTCCTGGCTTCTGTACGGTCCATCCGACGGGGTGCTCCTGGCCCTCGGGGTCTATCTCGATGCCGGGCTTGTGCGGGCAGAAGCGGCCGGCCTGCACATGCTCGCCCCGCCACCACACACACGTGGACACCTGCATCACAACCTCCCGGCAGCGCGGGCACAGTCCTTGCACAGGTGGATCTGGCTGTGCGCGCCCCCGCTGGTGGTGCTCAGGGCCGCCGTGCGTGCGGGGTGGTTGTCGCAGTGGTGCCGCGGCTCGTCCTCAGCGGCCTTCACGGTCTTCCGCGTGGTGGTGGTCATGCTGCTCCCTGGTTGTTCACGATCTGGGCCTCGACGCGGTCGGTGAAGCGTCGGGCGTCGTTGGAGGCGTGGCGTGCCTTGATGGCGGTGAGACGCAATGCGCTGGCTGCGTCCTTCATGCGTGCTGAGGCGTCCGCGATGTCGATCGTGTGGTGCTGGGGACGCTTGGTGTTCCAGAAGGCCACGGTTGCCCCTTTCAGCCGTTACGGCGGGGGTCAGCCAGTGTGTTGACGACGCGGTCCATCACGTCGGTGACGCGCGATGTCGCCGTGACCATCTCCTGCGCGGTCGTCGTCATCGACTCCGCCAGGGGGATAACTTGCTCCACGAGATCTCGCAGTCTCGCGTTCTCGTCGACCTCCCGGCGATAGGTCTTTCCGGGAACGACGACTTCGCTGACGAAGATAGCGAAGACAAACGCAGCAAGTGGCCCCAGAATCAGCGGGTTGGTGAAATTGACACCGCCGTCTGGGGCCACTGCTGCGATCAGGTGGTGAAGCATTCAGACCGCCTTCAGCGTCAAGGACTCATGTCCTCAATGCTAGGCGGGGGACTTCACATTGTGTTATCTCAGAACTTCTGCGCAAGGTAATTGATGAGAGTGTCGACGCCGACACTCTCCATCTGTGCCGGCCGGTAGTTCGGGCCCTTCAGGACCTTGCCGTCCTCGCGGAGAATGGGTTTGCCGTCCTCACCCAGTTTCGACATGTTGCTGGCGTGGACCTCCTCGAACGCCTTACCCAGCGGAATGCCGAGCAGATCGGCGCTGCCGAAGACGACGTACAGCAGGTCGGCCAGCTCCTTGGCCAGGTGCTCGAACGCGTCCACCGGGAAGGTGGCCTCGTCGGCTCTCTCTCGCGCCACTTCAAGCGCTTCGACGACTTCGGCGCACTCTTCCTGGATCAGCGTGGTCCGGCGCACGAGAAGAGCGCGCAGCGCTTCGGCGTTCGCGATGCGGTTGTCGACCTCGAAGGCGTTGTGGAACTCGGCGACCGCGGTTTCGAAGTCGACGGGGGCGGCGGTGCTAGGCGACATGAGCGACTCTCGGGGCGGGGACGATGGGCCAGGAGCCATTGATGACGGCCTGGGGGTTCTTGGTGCGGCGCAACCAGTCCTGGTAGCCCGCAGACTGGGCGGCGAACCACAGCTTCTGCTTGTCGTACAGCCCGGCGAGGTCCTGGCCGTGCACCTCGTGGTGGTAGGTGCTGCGGTTGAAGGCGCGAGGATCCTCTTCGGTGGCCAGGATCCGCTGGGTGACCTGTACGGCGGCCAGGGCGTCGGCACCGGCCTCGTGAGCCCCGTTCAGGGTCACGTCGTAGTAGCCGGCGAGGGCCTCCAACTGGCGTTTACCAGGGCGGAAGGGGTCGACTCTGCGGTCCAGGACGTACGGGTCGAGGATGACGGCGTCTTTCGCGGAGGCGAGCATCTCCGTGATGGGAGTGACGTCGTAGCGTCGGCACTCGCGGTCGAGGAGGGTCAGGTCGTAGGGGGCGTTCATGATGACGAGCGGGATGCCTTCGCTGAGCGCGCCCCAGATCCGGCCGGCGAGCTGGGCGGTGGCCCGGATGGGGTTCATGCCGTCCGCCTGCGCCATCTCCGTCGTGATCTTGTGGATGCGGGTGGCTCCCGCCGGGATGGGAACGCCAGGGTCGACGAGCCACTTGCGGGAGCGGCGCAGGGAGCCGTGCAGGACCTCGACCCACGCCCCGGTGACGATGCGGTCGTTCTCGACGTCGACTCCGGTGGTCTCCAGGTCGAACCCGATGAACGTGTCGGGGATTTGGCTCACGCAGCCCTCCGCAGCGGCTCGACGGTCACGAGCTTGCCGGAACGTTCCTGCGTCTCCGCCAGCAGACCGCGGTACGCGTGGACGAGCGCCGGCAGAGCGTTGCGGGCGACGAGGTAGAAGGTGAGGTCCTCACCCTCCTCGTCGTCGAACAGTTCCAGTCCGTCGAAGTGGCGCCGGCCGTCGGCCGCGAGTCGGCCCCCGTACAGGGGACCCGTTGCGTCGCAGACGCTCTGGAGCCAGTCCAGGTCCGACTCGGCGAGGCGCTCAAGCGGCTCGTCGGGGTGCGGGACGAAGCAGTCGGCACACGAGACGTTGCCGTACTGCGTCCGCTCCCAGATGTGGTGCTGGGTGGGATCGTCGATGGCCTTGGCGGGGCAGGCGCCCGACGGCGGGTAGTTCTCCCTGAATAGCCGGACCGTGTCCGGTGACACCTCGGGCATGCTTTCTCCTCTCACGGATCAGGCGGCGACGAGTTCGGCGGTGGCAAGCACCTCGCGAAGTGCCTCGTCGACCAGAACCTCGACTGCCTCGTCCAGCACGGCTTCCGCCTGACGGCGGGCGGCCACTGCTCGGAGCTGCTCGTCGAGCGCGTAGCTCGGCGAGTTGTCGAGGTTGTTGCGTGCTCGGTCGTACCGACGGGTGGTTCGCGGATCGGCGTGACCGAGCAGGTCCTGGACTGCTTCCAGCGATTTGCCGCTTTCCAACGCCAAGGTGGCGCAGGTGTGGCGAAGGTCGTGTGTGCGGATCTCCCGGACGCCAGCACGCCGGCAAAGGCGCTTGATCGTGTCCCAGATGCCCTGCCGGGTGATGCGCCGGCCGGAGGCGGTGACGATCAGCGGTCCGCTGGTGCGCTCGCCGATGTACTTCTCCAGGGCCGCCCACGCGCTCGGCGGGAGGACGATGGTCTGTGAGCGACCGCCCTTGCGGGTGATGCGCAGGACCTTGTGGCCGCGCTCCTCGCTCAGGTCCTCGATGTCGGCGTTGACCATCTCGCTGACACGCATGCCGGTCAGCAGGAGCACGTGGACGACGGCGGAGCAGCGCAGGCTGTACGCCTCGGCACCACGCAGCAGTTGCTCGGCCTCCTCGAAGGTCAGGCCAGTGGCCTGGCTGACGGTGGAGACGCGCTGGCGGCCGACGAGCGCGGCCGGGTTACGGAAGACGATGTCCTCCAGTTCGGCCATGGCGTACTTGAACAGCCCCGACACCACGGAGAGGTGACGGTTGACCGAGCCGTTGCCGTAGTGGTCGAGGAGCCAGTTCTTGAAGGCGTCCATCTGGGCGCGCTTCTGGTTGAACGGGTCCAGACCGAACTCGGAGCACCAGGTGAGGTAGTGGCGCAGGTCGCGCTTGTACTCCTCGCGGGTGCGGCCATTCTTCGTCAGGAGGAACGCGCCGGCCACGGCGATCGGCCGTATCTGGCCGTTCTCCACCAAGACGAGCTGAGCGCCCATGTCCGCCTTCCTACATACGAGTTGGGAAGGCCCTCTGCGCTTGGTGCCCGCCAAGCAAGAAGGCCCGGATCGTCACCAGTTGGCGTTGCCCAACGCCTCTTGGATGACAACCCGAGCCTACTAGAAGAACAACTTGTTCCTCAAGTTGTTGCTCAAGTTATTTGGTCACATGACCCAGACCTCGGTGTCGCTCACGATCCTCAGCCGGCTCGCGTCCCCGCCGGCCTGCGCCAGGGCCACCTTCAGGACCTCCGGCCACACCTTCACCTCGGTACGGGTACGGCCGTTGCGCGAGTTTCGACGCACCGCGGCGGAGCGGTTCCTCGCCGACCGCGCCTTACTTCCAGCAGCCTCCGCGCGGTCCAACCGATGCCAGGCATCCGCGCCGTGGTGGATCACCCTGTCGAACGCGGAGGCACGGTCCTCGAAGTCGCCCATCCGAACATCTCCCTGCCTGTCAGCGGTACAACAAGAGGGGCCGGCCTCGGTCTCCCGAGCATCCCGGCCCCTCTTGAATTACGTTCTTCCCCAATTCGGACGGCCGCGCGAGCGGCACGGTAATAAGGTCACCGCCTTACCACCGATCCCTCGCTCTCATCCAACCCCAGGTCCGCGCGCCGCAGCTTGGCGTACAGCTCCATCAGAGGCTGCGCCGGCATACCGCTTTCCGGCATCATCACGATCAAACGCATCTCTTGCGCACTGAGCCGCGGGTCCTTGTTCTCGAACGCGGTATTAAGGTACTCGCGCACCTTGGAGGGAGTGACGTCCTCCCAGTCGTCGCCTTCGAGCGCGGACTCGCGCCGGCGAACCTCCTTGAAGAGGTCCTCGACCGCGAAGCTCAGCTTGCCCTTGTCCTGAAGCGCCTCGATCAGCTCGCGCTCCTCCTGGCCCTTCAGCAGCTCGTCCCGCTGCTGCAACGTGGCACGCAGGTAGTCACGGATCTCGGACGTCGTGAACAGGTTGCCCTGGTGGTCCTCGAACAGCTTGTAGAGCGCGACCTTTGCGGCCTCGGCCCGAGAGAACCACGGCGCGTTAAGCTCGTACCACTCAGCCTTGTGCTCCGGGCACAGAAGCAGATTCATCGCCCGCGAGCCGTTGATCATCACGTATGTCGGCGCACCGGGGATCGGCTTGCCGCAGATGATCTCGCGGCCCGTCTCGTCATGGTCTTCGAGCCGGTTGCAATACCTCGCTCCTGGCTTCTCTGCCACGGCGAACTCCTTCCGTGCCGCATGTTGCCCAGCGGCGCATTTATCAAGCTGACCCGCTCTGGGCGGACCCACCACTACATGAGCGACGTCCGCAACTATAAACCACGAGTTGGTCAACTTGTGCGCCTACTTGTGCCACAAGTCAAAGCTAGCTGCATCACAAACCACTCAAGCGTTCGATCTATCCGTTCGAACGCTCAGCACCGTCTCCCCCGTCAGGAGGTTGATCGACCACCGCAGTCGACCATCCTCAATGGCCTCCTCCAGGACCTCATCTGCCGCCAGGCCATACAGGTCCGGAATCGCACCTTCATGGGGAACGTCCTCCTTATCGCGCACGAACGGCCCCTGTCGACCGAACTCGACTGCCTTCAAGACCGGGATTGCCCCCGTGTCCCCCACCTCGGCCACCACACCCATGGCGCACACTCCCCGAGACGCGAACGCCAGTTCAGACGTTCGAACGATGCTGCTACCCGCCGCAGGTGACCCCCCGGACTGGATGGCTCCACATCTATCACCGCCACAAGTTGTTGACCATCTTGTGCCTCTTCTTGTGGATCAAGGCCAGAGTCGGCCAGCGATCACCCCGCGAATAGGTGCGACCGCCGGTAACATGCCCCTGACGTGCAGATATGGCACGCAGCGTATTAATCCAGCCACCACACAGTGATCAAAGTGACGGTTGAGACCTCAATAGGTTGTGGTGACGAGCGTCACACTTCAAGCAGCCGTTAACCCGTCGTTAACGCTCCGCCAGGCACGCATACCGACGAGTACGCGGCGCCTCACCTGCGACTTCACGAGACCATCACATTGGTCTAGTCCACGGCGCCTTCACGAAGGTTCACAGCGCCTCCACACGCTGCCCTGTAAGCCTCGATCACCTCAACGCACGACGTCTCGCAAACGTCACCACGCAGCTTTCGGCCACGCATCGCCGACCTGGCCACACGATCCACCAAAGCGAGCGACTCTGTGCTGTTACGCCGCAAACGCTCGTACTGGATGCGATCCGCCTCCGGGCCGAGAGCCTCCAGCAGCCGGCACAGCTCCGCCGGCACCCGCTCCGGATACCCACTCGGCGCCCACGCTCGCAGCGTCTGCAAGCCCCGGCCGACCCCATCGAGGTCTCCATATACGAGGGGAGCCTTAGCGCCGGCAGACAACGCACGCATCGCCGTCGCGACCACGTTCGCCACCTCGTAGTAGGGACTACCGAGCACGTCCCGCTCGAATCGAACGACGACCACATGCCCGACAGGCCAGCCATACGCGTCGCAGCGCACAGACGCGCCAGCAGCTCCCCCGCCTACGGGACCCACCGACGCATCGCACGCCCAGGTCGACGACCAGGTCCTCATGCAGCCTCGCCCGCCGCGGCCCGGATCGGTATCCACTGATGCCGGCCGAACCCCAAGTCCTGCTTCTCGTACTTCAGCAGCTCCGCCGCGACCTTCACCGCGGAAGTCCGCTCCTCAGCGCTGGCCTCGCCCCAACGCCGCACGACCATCGAGAGCCACGTCGCTACTGAGAAGCCGACAGCCGGCGAACCGATCAGCGCCAAGTGCTCCAGGACGAACTCGTACTGCGGTGCGAACACCTCAATCACGCAGCTCGGGCGTTCCACGTCGTCGACCACCACGGGCGTGCCACTCCCCCGCGTCTTCGACTGCACGTACCGCCACCGCTTCTCCTGGACAGCCGAAGCTGACGTCTTCAGGAGTTTCTCCGCGGCCAACTCGACCAGCACGCGGTCCTGTTCACTCTGCAACTCATCGCTCATGCGCGGAACGTACGTCGAGAGGCGCCGACTGCGCCTCAACTGCACTTACTCGCCCACGAAGATCGTGATCGAACTGTCACCAGACACACGAAAGCCCCGGAACGCGTTCCGGGGCCTCGCCTCTTTCCCTTCAGGAGCTGCTGGGCCCCTCCAGGCCGATCGCCTTCAGCTTCTTGTCGAGCGTCTGCGCCTTCTCGTACACGTCCCGGCGCCGCTCGGCCGCCGGCCCCTGCTTCGCATCGGCCTCTTCCATGATGGCGCCGGCTTCGTCTACGAGGCCCTGGTAGTACGGATCACTGCCCACCTCGGTCACGATGGCCACCTGGACATCCCGCACGAAGTCCCTGATCCTCACCGCCGCGGCATCGCACTGCACCTCACTGAAGCAGGTGTTCACGTCATCGCCAGGGAGCAAGTCGTGGAGCGCCAGGGCCTCCTCGGTCGACTTCACCATGTCCCCCGGCTGCACCGACGGCCGGAGACTCGCTGCCGGCTTCGCTTCCGCCTTCGTCGCCGACTTTCCGCTGTCCCCACAGCCCGTCAGCCCGATCAATGCCCCACCCACGGCCACCGCAGCAGCCCATCTTCGGATCTTCATGCGCGGAACCGTAGCGCCTGCCGACTTCGCCCAGGTCGCAACCCTTTTCGCCTGTGATGAACGCCACATGACGCTCCGTGCTGCCCAGTTCGATTGCCTCGCCGGCCGATGCTCTGAAAAGCTGCTCAGCGTGACCGGCTCGGGCACTTTCGTGGCTCTGCGTCTACGAAATCGCGATTCCCGCCCTAGTCACGGAAGGCTACTGTCCGACTTGCTCAACCTGGTGGCTATACGAGACATCAGGGGGCAGTAGCCGGCTTTGCCCGTTTAAGGGTGGGGGTGTCCGTTTCGCACCTTTGCACGCGCATGCATATTATGCCGAGCGTCGCATACTATTCCATGCACGCGCACACGCCCGTTTCGCACCCTATGCCACATAGGCCGATGTTTGCCCGAAAAGGGTTACTCCCAAATTCCCATTTGGGTACGCCCCGAGCTGGGGAAACCTCGCCGGGCCAACTGAGAAAGTGTCACTACTCGGCACGTCAACCCCTTTGCAGCACCTTTTTCTGCATAAAGTCGATAGTCACGCACCGTAAACGGGTACTGTCAACCCAGGGTTGCGCGCCCGTGGGGCCACCCCCTGACAAACGGACCGTCAGATACGCAGAGAGTTACTCAACGTGTATATGTGCAGGTCACAGGCTTAGGGCCGGTCAACGTGCGCACTATACCAATGAGGCGTCAGCTACTTAGGCTTGCCTATGTCAGCAGTTACAGAGAGCCAGCATAGCGGAAAGTAGCGAAAGCACCTTTCTTGACTACCGAGCGTGCGCACGGCGCAGCATGGCACAACGTAGTCATTGCCTCACTGTGTGTATGGGGAGTGTGGGGAGAGTGCCGAACCCTTCCCCTTCCCCCCGGAATTCCCTACAGGCGCCGCTGTGAGCCGCTAGGCGCCGCTGTGAGGCAGCGTGAGCCGCTACAGGCGCCGCTGTGAGCCCGTAGCCATAGTGAGGCAGCGTGAGCCGCTGTGAGCCGCTACAGGCGCCGCTAGGCAGCGTGCCGGACGTGAGCCGCTAGGCGCCGCTGTGAGCCGCCGTGAGGCATACCGAGCATGCGAGGGAGCGTGAGCCGTAGCGAGGCAGCGTGAGCCGCTGTGAGCCGTGCCTACGCCTTACGTGGTGCATGCCGTAGGGAGCATGCCGACCACTACGCACCCCCCGAATCTTTAGGGCCGCCGCCATGCCGAGCATGCCGACGAGCAACACGAGAAACGGACATAGCGGTGCATATACGGACACCGCAGTCGCCGGCGACCTCATGTCACGGAAAGTAGTCGCTAACTACTTTCAGTCACGCACCGCAGGTCACATGGGGTGGCGAGCGCTACGCAGCACACGGACGCAAGCTAGTAAGCGGATTGGTGTTGTGCTTACCGCTACGCACCCCCTAGAGTCTTCCTTGTCAGCAGGAAGGGGCACCGGAAACGGGGCCACGGAATGAGGGCAACGGAAGAAACCGCACGGAGGAAAGCTCGAAAGGGTTAGTACAAAGGAAGCGGCTGTTCCTTGAGAACTCAACAGTGGATATAGACGCACGGGAACGGTAACGACGTTTTCGCACGGGGATCGAGAGATCCTCACTATCGGCCGACGAGTCGATAGGGCGCGCATGCTACAGGGGTTAAGTCTGCCTACTGTCGCCGAACTCTTATAGGAGGGGCCCAAATGCGCGTGACCGGACGTCCGTGGCTTTCACAGCATGGGGACAGACGGTCAGTGGAAACGTGGTGGCAAGAGCTAACACAGAGGTACCGCCACCGTTACCCGTAGCGTCACTCTCTCTCATACCGTGGCACTTATGTGTCACGGTCGGGGGCGCCGTTCGTGGCGC